TTCTTAACAACATTCCAACCAACCCGATTTGGTGATTGGGTAGTCAAACTATCCTATACAAAAGGAGAGGATCCTTTATTTCTTCTTTTGGCATATCACATTGTAACTCTTGAACTAGTGATTAAGACATTTGAGAGTGAGATGGAAGTGATCCATTTCGTATCATTTTTAGGTGAAAAATATGAGTGACATTAAATTGTTTCGTTTGACCACAGGAGAAGAAATTCTCGCCAAAGAAACAGCAACCGGTTCTGATTACAGTAAGATCACGGATGCTGTGACCCTCGTTTACCAACAAACAGCACAAGACAAGATGTCTGTAGGGTTTGCTCCCTTCATGCCATACTGTGATGGTGACATACATCTCCGTCATGTTGGAGTTGTTGCAATCTCTGATCCAAATGAGCGNATGCTACAAGAGTACAACCGATTGTTTTCTAACATTGTAATTGCACCAGCTAACGCAATCTAGCAGCTAGTTGTAATTTAGCNCCGCATCTACCTGCGGTGTTGACATTNATTGGGCATTATTGGATACTGTATGTTCTGATAAGGAGCTTATACATGTACATTAATATTTCAAAACAACAACTCATTCTTATTCAAAACTGTCTCATTAACACNAAAATTTCTAAACTCAATAAAATCCAAAAAGAAGAAATTGAAGANATAGTTGGTNCAATAGAAGATATTGTAAATCTGTATGATNCTAATACAGATTTAGATACCATCTATGATTTGGAAGATGGTTCTCTTGTGTAGTTGACATTAATTCAAAATTATTGTACACTTTCTCATCACANTTGGAGCTTAATTATGTACACATTTGATTCTGATATTGTTTCTGATCTGCACAAAGATGCTTTTGGCTGCCGACCTGGTGAAGGGTTCTGGAAGCATTGGAACCTCTCGACCAACGACGAGAAGCAAGAGATCTGGGATGGTCTTGTTGCTGCAATGCGTCGGTCTGTTGCTGAAGAGCAGCGGCGTATGGATGCTGCACAGCATGATTTTGAAATGCGAGTGCAGACTCTCCAGCAGTGTGGTGCTCGTGATCGCAAGATGGCTATTCGTTGGATCATTGAGAGCCTTGATCTCACCGAGGCCGACTTGATCTATGGTGGTGAGTATGTATGCTATAGGCTTGATCTACCCTTCTGCTATCAGGGGGAGTTTGATGATGTACTTCAAACTGTGGAAGTTGCCTAATGGTTAATTCCATTTTTGAGGTCCTTGCATCTGATGCTGGCCGCAATTTCAAGTTGTCTGTCCTTCGTGAACATAAGGACAACGACCTGCTTAAGCAGGTGTGCAGTCTTGCGCTTGATCCGTTTACTCAGTTCTACATTCGTAAGATTCCATCTTACAAACCAGCAGCACCCAATCAAGCTGATACACTTGGCGCCGTCTTACCCAGTCTCCGTCCATTATATGAACGAGAGGTCACTGGCAATGCAGCAATTGAGTTTCTAACCAAACTACTCAGTTCCCTTGTTGAAGGGGATGCTAAGGTACTTGAGCGTATTATCCAGAAGGACTTGAAGTGTGGTGTATCTGAGGCGACAGTGAACGCTGTGTGGCCAGGATTGATTCCTGAGTATCCTTGTATGTTGGCCTCTGCCTATGACCAAAAGTTGATAGATAAAGTTGACTTCCCTGCATTTGTTCAGTTAAAATTAGATGGAATGAGATTCAATGCAATCGTTCGTAATGGTGCAGCCGAGTTCCGTAGCCGTAACGGTAAAGAGATCCAGATTGCTGATCCTATGTTTCCTCTGCCATTCATTGCAATGGCTGCTGGTTCGGATATTGTGTTTGATGGTGAGCTGTTGTGCCGTGATGCAAACGGCAAGGTGATGGATCGCAAGACTGGTAATGGCATCCTCAACAAAGCAGTGAAGGGCACCCAGTCGTTGGCAGAAGGTCAACTTGTTTGTGCTCAGCTGTGGGATGTGATTCCTTTCGACACGTTTAACAAAGGCAAGGGTGATCTGCCTTATAGTCAACGGTTTGCTGATTTGATTCGTCTGTACTCTCTGGCAAAGGATCACCGTGTTGCAATTGTAGAAACTGAGACTGTTCATAATATCGATCAGGCTCGGGAGTTATTTGAGCAGTATCTGGCTGATGGCCAAGAAGGCATCATCCTCAAAACAAAAAATATGATCTGGGAGAATAAGCGCTCCAAGCACCAGATTAAATTTAAAGGAGAGCTTGAGTGCGACTTGAAGGTTGTTGACTGGGTTGAAGGAACCGGTAAGAATGTTGGACGTATGGGTGCTCTTGTTCTTGAGTCTGCTGATGGTGTTGTCAAAGTTAATGTGGGTACGGGCTTTACTGATGCTGACCGTGATAGTATTACACACGGTACCAGTGTTGGTCGAATCGTTGCCATTAAATACAATGCCCGCATTGCCGACAAACGAACCAATATTGATAGTCTATTCCTCCCCGTGTTTTTATGCTTCAGAGAAGATAAGGATTATGCTGATACATCAGACTTAATCAAATAATAATTTATAAAACATGGAAACTCGCGACAACAAATTAAGATGCCCACTTTGTGATACAATATGTGATTATAAACATATTGTTGACTTCCATAAAGAATTTTGGGATAATAGGTTTCCAGTAGAACAATTACCAACTAATGTCGAGGACTTCAACAAGCGGTTTGGCGTACTAGGATTTTTAATTAAGGATCTGGTATGAAACCTGGACAAACATTGAATGTTGTTGCTAGTGGCGTAGGTAAATCAATTTTTTGGAGTGAAATAATGGAAAAAGAACTAAGAGACAAAGAGTGGTGGGAGAATTATCCCTATCACAAACTGTGGTGTAATGATCATTGTCCGCTGGTGCCTCGATACGCTTTTCGAGAGGGTGATGAATTCAACTCCAATGCATATTCACTACATTGGTTGATCTTTCACATTTGGACAATGGAGCACTTCTCGTTTGGTTTGGATTGTGGAGTGGATCTGAGTGAAATCTATGTTGGTGCAATTCTACCTTATTTAAGAATCACAATTGGTGTTCGGCATTTCTTTACTCGCTTCACGTATGACCTGAGTAGAATGATTAGTCGTAGACCAGCCAAGCGATAATGCCTAACTATCGTCATGCCTGTCCTGAGTGGGACTTTCTTGAGATTGATGCAGATAGTCCTGAATTCGATGCCTGTCTCTGTAGAATAGACTCGGATGGGCTTGGTCCAAAGTTTCATTCAAATGATCGTGTCTGGGTGAAGCCATTGAAACTACAAGCAACAGTACTTGAGCAATATCTCGGTACAGATGGTGGCGAAACCTACTGGGGCAATGTAAAACTACTCTATGATGATGGACTGGTCGGTGTATCCAATTCCTGGCAACTGGAGAAGATAGATGAACAAACTTGATAAACAATCTGGTATGAAAGCTGGACAAACATTGAATGTTGTTGCAAGTGGAGAAGGTGTAGGTAAATCTTTTTGGAGTGAAAAAATGAACGAAAGAATCCGAGAATTATGTATTCAATCTGGTGCATACGAACATTATGAAGTGAACGAAGGTGTCAATGGTGACGATTCGCCTATGCAACGATTTGCTGAGTTGATTGTGCAGGAATGTTGTGATGTTTTATACGACAATGAGATGGGCGGATACCAAGTGAACTATGTTTTGAAAGAACATTTCGGAGTTGAAGAATGAACGAACGGATCCGAGAACTGGCTGATCAGGTTGAATTAACTATACGCACCAGCACAGGAACCTATATGTCTCATCCAGAATTTAATAAAAAGTTCGCCGAGTTGATTGTGCAGGAATGTGCTGATGTGTGTGAGTCGGCAACACAAGAAGGACAACCCCTACATCTAGTTTCTTTAGGATATGCTCAACGATTAAAAGAACATTTTGGAGTTGAATAATGAACGAACGGATCCGAGAACTTGCTGAACAGGCTGGAGTGCTAATGGAAGACGTTTTGGTTGATGGGGTCAGCGTCAGTAAGTTTATCTTTCCAGCGAATCAAAAGTTTGCCGAGTTGATCGTGCGGGAGTGTGCTAAACAATGCCTGAGTGATGATAGTATGTGTATTCTAAATCATATGGGTGTAAAGGGAGTTGAATGATGAGTAATTTACAAAGTAATAAATATTGTAGATGTAATAACAATATCTAGGAGATAAAAATGTCAAACAAACTAATAGAAGCTACAGTAGAGTTCTTATCCAGAGACACTTCTACAAAATTCAGTTCAAAAGAGCAAGGTGTAAAAGAAGATGTGGAAGAACTTGAAGAACTTGAAGAAGTTGATGATAGTTCCGTTTATGCTAGATTTAAGCGATTGAAAGATCTTGAAAAAAATGATCCTCCACTTCAATCACTGATTGCAAATGACGAAAAGCGTAGAGCTCAACGTGCAAAAGAACGGCAAGATTTGTATAAAGCAACTGTTAAAGCTCAAGACCGAGACAATGCAAAAGCAGAGAAAGCAAGATTGTATCACGGTAATGATGAAAAATGACTATCACGGTGAGTGGTTAGGTGAAAAATTAAAACAACATTTTGGGGTGAAAGAATGAGTAATCTACAATATCATTCAATGGATGAATTCCGTGCTGCAGGATTCATTAAAGAAGATGGTGAATGGTGTGATGGATTCCAGCAGATGATTTGCAACCATGTATTGAGACTGATTGAAGTATTTGAGGGGGAATATCACTCAGGAACCACTGGACCTTATGCAATTGACATGTTTTGTAAATTGGCCAAATTTGAACCACTTGTTCCTTTAACTGGTGAAGATTGGGAATGGGTTAAGGTTGTGGATGATGGGGGTATCATTGTTTTTCAGAACAAGCGATGTAGCCATGTATTCAAACAATCTGATAGGTTTGATGGTCAAGCGTATGACATTGATGGTAAGGTATTCTGGTCATGGAGAGAGACAGAAGAATTTGGTGCATTGACTAAAGATTTTTATACCAATAGTGATTGTTTCGTGCCTGTTACTTTCCCCTATACGCCAAAACGAGAAGTGGTTTTCGTGCCAACAGAACAGTTTCCAAATGAGGATATAAAATGAAAGTTGTAATCAATGCATGCTTTGGTGGATTTGGACTTTCTGATGAAGCTCTTGAGCTTCTTCTTCAGAAGAAGGGTATCGAATATGAATCCCAACCAAGGAAAGTATCATTTGGGTGCGAGGTCTATGAGTACTATGTCAAGGGTCATTTGGGAGATGGTAACTACCTTATATCGTCTTACGATTTTGGAGGAGAGCGATCCGACCCTGATTTGGTAGCAGTTGTTGAAGAGATGGGTGACCAAGCAAATGGGTTTGCGTCTGAATTAAGAGTAGTTGAAATTCCTGATGATGTGCAATGGTACATTCATGAGTATGATGGACTAGAACATGTAGCTGAAATTCATAGGATATGGCGATGATATACTTTCTTGATTTCTTTAGAAAAACAAAAAGACAGTTTGACGTTAATAACGAGGATGATGTAGAATGTTATAAACAATTCTACACAAACCGTAGATGGGCTGGTGGATGCCCATTTGAGTTGGATGAAGACAACTACGATACGATCCCTGAAATGATCAACGATAAAATTATAAAGAAGTTTTTGAATATTAAGGAATAGGATGTACACAAACATTTACCAGAGAGGCAACTTTCTGTGTGTAAGGGGTGTAGAGAATGGACGGAGGTTCCACCACAAAGTGGAATTCCGTCCAACCCTTTGGGTAGCATCAAAGGTGGACGCTGCCGACAAGTGGCAAACGCTTGAAGGCAAAACTGTATACGGTATGCAGCCTGGTCTCATTAGAGACTACCGAGATTATGTTAGCCAGTATCGTGAAGTGCATGGGATTGAGATTTATGAATCCCCCGGTCACGTATACCAGTACATCGCTGAAACATACAAGGGCGAGATCAAATGGGACCCAAACGATGTTGCAGTATTCACAGTTGACATTGAAACTGAAACTGAGGATGGGTTTCCAGACCCCCGATCGGCCAACGAACGAATCCTTCTAATCACCATCAAAGATTCACGTCATAAAAAAGTTGTGACGTTTGGTCTACATCCATACAAATCAACAAGAGATGATTGTAAGTATGTTCATTGTTCAAGCGAACAACATCTGTTAAAAGAGTTTATGGTGTTCTGGCAACAGAACTATCCAGATGTAATTACTGGTTGGAATTCATCCTTGTTTGACATCACCTATATCTACAACCGCATGGTGAAAGTAGTTGGGGAGACACTGGCAAGCAAACTATCGCCATGGAACCAAGTACAGGTGAGAGAAGTTGAGTACGCTGGTGGTAAGACAGTTGATAAAGTAATCCTGGCTGGCATCGCTTCGCTTGATTACTTGGATTTGTACAAGAAGTTCACCTATTCCGCTCAAGAATCATACAAGCTAGACTATATTGCATATGTCGAGTTGGGAGAGCGCAAGAAGGAGAACCCAGGCAAGTCATTTAAAGACTTTTACACTAATCACTGGGACTTGTTTGTTGAGTACAACATTCACGACGTTGAGTTGGTTGATAAGCTAGACGACAAAATGAAGCTGATGGATCTGGCTTTGACCATGGCGTATGATGCCAAAGTGAACTACGAAGACATCTACTCACCCGTGAAGGTGTGGGATGTGATCATCTACAACTACTTGAATGACCGCAAGACAGTTATTCCTCAGCGCAAAGAAGATGCCAAGAAGACTCAATCTTTTGAAGGGGCTTATGTCAAAGATCCCCTAACCGGCAAGCATCGTTGGGTATGTTCATTTGACTTAAACAGTCTATACCCACACCTGATCATGCAATATAACATGAGTCCCGAAACCATCTCTGACCTCAGAATTGACGTGTCTGTCGACAAATTGCTTCGCAAGGAATGCGACCTCTCGGAAGCGGTTGAAAAGGACTATGCGGTTGCGGGCAATGGGTGGTGTTTCTCTAAGGACAAGAAAGGTTTGCTGCCTACCCAGATGCAACTGTATTATGATCGTCGAGTTATTTACAAGAATGAGATGATCAAGGCAAAGCAACTGTTTGAAGAGACTAAAGATCCAAAGTGGAAAAAGGAAGTGTCGAGATTAAACAATCTGCAGATGGCGATGAAGATTCTATTGAACAGCGCTTACGGTGGAATGGGGAATGTGTACTCACGCTACTTTGATATCCGTATTGCCGAAGGAATTACAATCTCAGGTCAGCTATCGATTAGGTGGATTGCAAACAAGCTCAACGAGCTAATGAACAAGACTCTAAAGACTAAAGATGTGGATCGGGTTGTGTTGATTGATACTGACTCTGCTGTACTTTCCTTAGAGGATTTAATAGAGAAGGTTTGTCCAACCAAGACTGATGAAGAAAAGATTCAGTACATGGACAAGGTAGCTGAAGACATCATCCAACCTTTCATTGATAAGTCGTATGAAGAGCTGGCTGGATACATGAATGCATATGAACAGAAGATGCAAATGAAACGGGAAAACCTCGTTGATGTGATGATCTCAGTATCAAAGAAACGATACGTAATGAGCGTGTACAACTCTGAAGGGGTTCAGTACAAAGAGCCACAACTAAAGATTATGGGTCTGCAGATGGTCAAATCCTCAACACCAGCTGTGATTCGTGATAAGTTAAAGGACTCACTAAACACAATCCTTCGTGGAACAGAACAGGAAGTTCAAGACTACGTGAGACAATACCGTGAAGAGTTTAATGGGTTGTCGGTAGACGAGATTGCATTTCCAAGAGGGATTAGCGATGTAGACAAGTATGAGGACAAGAACTCAATCTACAAGAAATCTACACCAATCCATGTTCGGGGTGCCCTGTTATATAATTACCTACTTGCTCAGAAGAAGTTGACCAAGATCCACCCTCTCATTCGCGAAGGGGACAAGATTAAGTTTACGTACTTAAAGACTCCAAACCCTATTGGTGAGGACTGTATCTCGTTTGTGGACAAGCTGCCAGCTGAATTTGAGTTGTCGGAATATGTGGATTACAATAAAATGTTTGAAAAGACATTCCAAGATGCTATTCAAAACATTTTGGAATCCCTAGGATGGTCAGCTGAACAACGAGCCACACTTGAAGACTTCTTTGCATAAATTATTAATGGTTGGTTTGGGTGTGCTGGTTGTATTTGGGATGCTGTTGTTATTGGTCCCCTCTATTGGAATTATAATTGGTGTGTTATTTGGATAGGAAATATTATGTCATTACTCGATAAAACGCTTCCACCCTTTGTAATCTTCCTTAACGTAAGTTCCTGCTCCTAGAGCAACCATGCAAGGATAACACAGCAAATGATCGATACAAAATTGACGAAGATTAGTAGTTATGTGACAACTACCACTCGCATCTAAAAATTTATATGTCTTGCGCCTAGCTTGTAAGTATTTCTCACTTTTAGGCTTGCCTTTTTGGGCTGTTGACATATTTGATCGGTGTTGTAATGATTTGGGTTTGCGAAGTGATTTTTTGTGGTCTTCAGTTTTAGATTTTTTCATTTTATCAATCGACGCTGGTGTATGTTTCCGACCGCTACCACCCTCACCACCTTCTGTTAAGTTATGTAAAATGCCCGTTCCTATGTCTTTACGACCCCACCACCGAATAAGTCGTCGCTCCAAAGCAAATGCGCCAATTTCTGTTAAATTTTTTTCTAGAATAATGATATAATTATTGGATCTGGGTCGATTAACATTTTTGTGTTTTCTGAATGCACGATTTCTGGAACCTTTTCCAATATAGTAGGGGGTCCCAGCTTGGCCAACTAAACTATTAGTTGATCTTATATAAGCATATACGTAAAATATCATTATAGAGTTCCCTTGTAATTGGCCTTTTATTTATAAAACTTTTTCTTTTAACAAAGGTGTAAAATGAATCTTTTAGATAAAATTCGTAAAAATTCTACGATTACTGACACTGCAATTCTGTCACAGTCAAAATTTTTTACGCGTAAAGATATGATCCCCACAACAGTTCCAGCAATCAACGTTGCGTTGTCTGGTCGGTTGGATGGAGGACTTACTCCAGGACTTACTATGTGGGCAGGTCCATCAAAGCACTTTAAAACATGTTTCAGTTTGATTATGGCACGATCGTATCTTGACAAGTACCCTGATGCGGTCATGCTCTTTTATGATTCAGAGTTTGGCACTCCACAGAGCTACTTTGAGACATTTGGCATTGATATGGAAAGAACTATCCATACGCCAGTTACTGATGTTGAACAACTAAAGTTTGACATCATGAAACAGCTAGAAGGAATTGATCGTGGTGATCACATCATTATTCTGATCGATTCAATTGGCAATCTAGCATCTAAGAAAGAAGTAGAAGATGCACTTGATGGTAAGTCTGTTGCTGACATGAGTCGTGCAAAGCAGATTAAGTCACTGTTCCGTATGATCACTCCTCACCTTACTCTCAAAGATATTCCAATGGTTGTGGTTAATCACACCTACAAAGAGATTGGATTGTATCCGAAAGATATCGTTGGTGGTGGTACAGGATCATACTACTCAGCAGATAACATCTTTATTCTTGGTCGTCAACAAGAAAAAGAAGGTACAGAGCTGATGGGATACAACTTCATCATTAACGTGGAGAAGTCTCGTTATGTGAAAGAGAAGTCAAAGATCCCAATTACAGTTAAGTTTGATGGTGGCTTATCAAAGTGGTCAGGCCTTCTTGATATGGCACTTGAAGCAAAAGTTGTGGTCAAGCCAACTAATGGATGGTACTCTCGTGTCGATGCTGAAACTGGAGAAGTCGAGGAGAAGAAGTGGCGCATTAAGGATACCGACTCAAAAGAGTTTTGGCTTCCGGTTCTAATGTCAGAGCAGTTCCGTTCTTGGGTGAAAGGCAACTATCAGATTGGAGTAGCTCCTATGATGACCAATGATGAGATTGATGATCAACTAGCTGAAATTGAGGACGAATGAAACCATATAAAATTGTCAACAATGAAGCGATCCAGCTAATCGAGGGTCCGTACATGGGTATTACTTACCAGTACGGACGTGTACTGCTCAATCCAGATGAAAAAGAAGATGTCTTAAAGCTCTCATTCAGCTATAATATTCTCTCTGGTGATCATCCAAGTGATCAAACCGACTTTGAGAGTTACATCGGTGGATTGCTACATGAGATGATTGAAGAGCGATTGGCACAAAACGATATTGTTTACACAGGCGGAGTATGAAACTAGAAAGTAAGATTTTAGCAAACATGATTTACAATGAGGAGTACTCACGCAAGGTAGCTCCTTTCATTAAGCCAGAGTACTTCTCGGACAGGCTTGAAAAGGTTGTGTGTGAGGAAATCAATCAGTTCTTCTCCAAGTACAACAAACTTCCAGATCAGGACATTATTAAGATCGAGTTATCAAACCGCAAAGACATCAACGACAAAGAGCTCTTTGAGTGTAATAAGCTAGTTGACTCGCTTGATAATGCCCAAGTGAACTTTGACTGGATGGTTGAACAGACTGAGAAGTTCTGTAAAGACCGAGCAGTCTACAATGCTATTTTAGATGGCATTAAGATTATTAATGGTGATGATAAGCAGCACACTCCGGAAGCACTTCCAAAGATTCTACAGGATGCGCTTGCAGTGTCGTTTGATCAGAATATCGGACACTCGTATATTGATGATGCAGATGGTCGATACGAATTCTACCACCGCAAAGAAGAAAAGGTACCGTTTGATATTGACATGCTAAACAAGATCACCTCTGGTGGGTTGTCTCGCAAAAGTCTGAATGTTGTCTTGGCTGGAACAAATGCTGGTAAATCTCTCTTCATGTGTCATGTTGCTGCATCTACCCTAATGCAGGGGTTGAATGTTCTGTACATTACATTAGAGATGGCTGAAGAACGAATTGCAGAACGTATCGATGCAAATCTGATGAATCTATCCATGGATGAGTTGAAGGTGATTGATAAAAAAGCCTTTGACTCCAGAGTTGGAAAGATTGCTCAGAAGACTCATGGCAAACTGATCATCAAAGAGTATCCAACTGCATCTGCTCACTCTGGTCACTTTCGAGCTCTTTTAGAAGAACTAAAGACCAAGAAGGAGTTTATCCCAAGTTTAATTATTATTGACTATTTGAACATCTGCTCCAGTGCCCGGCTAAAGATGGGAGCGTCAGTCAATTCTTACCTATATATTAAGAGTATTGCAGAAGAACTTCGTGGTTTGGCTGTCGAATACAATGTACCAGTACTAACTGCTACTCAGACTACTCGTGGGGGATTTAACAATTCAGACGTGGAGTTGACTGATACATCTGAGTCGTTTGGACTGCCAGCGACAGCTGACTTGATGATTGCCTTAATCAGATCTGAAGAGCTTGATGCGTTGAATCAGATAATGATTAAGCAGTTGAAGAATCGATATGCTGATCCATCATATTACAAGCGGTTTGTAATTGGGATTGACAGATCGAAGATGAAGTTGTATGATGCAGAGGAATCTGCTCAAAAGGACTTGGTTGATTCTGGCCAAGATGTTGACGATACTCCAGTGTTTGATCGGAGTAAGCGGGTAAGGGATGGATTTTCGGACTTTGTATTTTAATGAAAGATAAAGCTAAAGTTGTGGATCAAATTTCATTCGTTCTGAATGGAAGACCATTTGATCCGTCTAAACCGGTATTACTACAAATCTCACCAGAGGAGTTAAAACATGAAAGTACTCGTAACAGCTCTACTTCTAAGCCTACCAGTGACTGTACTAGCGAGCGCACAACTAGCCCAAAAAAATAACTGTATGGCTTGTCATGCAGTTGATAAGAAGTTGGTTGGACCATCATTCAAAGATATTGCAGCAAAATACAAGGGAGATCCAACTGCCCAGGAAAAGCTCATTGCAAAGGTACGCAAAGGTGGAGCTGGTGTTTGGGGCCCAATTCCTATGCCATCTCACCCCTCGACGAATCAGGCTGAATTAGAAGCAATCACGAAGTGGATTCTAGCACAATAAGTTGTACAACCTCTAAAAGCTCGCACAACACTGCGAGCTTTTTTGTTTTTTGGCGTTGACCTTTAACACATAAATATGCCATAATGATCTCAGTGCAATTATGCACAAACTACTTATCAGGAGATTTATAATATGGCCGTTAGTTCAGCTGCTCAACAAGCAGAATTAAGAGCGTTTGAAAAAGTCAAAAAGTTGCTTAAGGGTGCTCAAGTCACCTCTGCCCCTGCTGGATTTGAAACCTCTTTTCCAGATTTTGGATTTAGAATTCAAGTTGGCAAAAAGACAGTGGATATTCTAATTGAATACAAAGCTGATGCTAAAGCGCAAATGGGGTCAATGCGGGATTGGATTTTTGATGGTAGGTCATTCAAAACACCAGATTTGCGTAATGAAGAAAAGAAAGATTTAATTGAAATTATGAATCAATCATCTGAAGCAGTTCAGAACGCTAAACGATTGTTGAAAGATTTTAAAACCTACGCTGATCCAAAGATTAATTTAATATACTCTGGCATGATGACAATTGAAAAAGATCAAAAGATTCGCAGATCTAAATTAGAAGCCTTTGCTGCCGGAACTAAAAACTACCAAATTGCAAAGATTGCAAATACAACGTTGGGTAATGGAATTATAAGCCACTACAAAAAGAAATTTAAAGATGCAGTGTCATCAGATGCAAACTACAGTGTACTATTAATGATGATTGGGAATGAAATTTGGTTTGTGGATGAAAAAGGCACGCTTGCACCTGAAGAGCAAAAAGGGTTTTTAAAAATGTTGAATATAACTAATATTCCAGTTATGAGAAACCTATCAGCAAATTTAGAAGTCCGCATCCAACCACGTGGTCTCAGTGCTCCTGGAAAACCAGTATCAGTTGATGTAATGTCAAGTTTCAGGTTAAATGGTAAGCCAGGTTCTGGTGCCACAATTATTAATTAAAATGCTAAATCTAAAAGAATACATCGCCGAAGACAAGAATGTTCATCTTGAACACGTTGAAGATTTGGTGTTCAATGAAGGTGTTGACGGAACGCGAAAAGCTATCAACTTTCTACGTGATCTGAGAGATATGCTTGCTGGTCACTCAGCATCTAAAATAACGGCTACTGTAAAGTGGGACGGAGCTCCAGCTGTGTTTGCTGGTGTGGATCCGGGTGATGGTAAATTCTTTGTTGCAAAGAAGGGTGTTTTCAATAAGACACCCAAAGTGTACAAAACAGCTGCACAGGTTGATGCTGATACCTCCGGAGACCTAGCTGTCAAACTAAAGGCTGCTCTTACTGAATTCAAAAAACTTGGGATCAAATCTGGAGTCTATCAGGGTGACTTAATGTTCACTCAAGCAGATCTAAAAACAGAAATGATAGATGGTCAGAAGTACACTACATTTCACCCCAACACAATTGTGTATGCTGTTCCCTTTGATTCTGGATTAGCGGCTAAGATTCGTAAGGCTAAAGTTGGAGTGGTGTGGCACACAACTTATGAAGGACCTTCATTTGAAACAATGCGGGCTTCATTTGGTAAGTCTATAATTGCTAATATGGCTCATGTTCCATCAGTTTGGATGGATGATGCCAACTACAAAGATTACTCCGGTACTGCAACATTTACTGCAGCTGAAACTAAACACGTCACAGAGATGTTGTCGGCTGTTGGAAAGTTGTTTAATCAGATTCCCGCAAAGACCTTGAATGACATCAGATCTGATGAAGATTTGTTGATGTTAGTAAAAACCTTCAATAACACTAAAGTGCGTGAGGGAACTAAGATCAATCCCGTGCAGCATACAAGAGATCTTTTTCAGTGGATCTACGATCGCTTTCAAAAAGACATTGACACCAAGAAGACTGAAAAAGGTAAATCTGCACAGGAAGAAAAGCGTAAAAAGATTCTAGCGTTCTTTGCTAATCACCCCCAAGAAGACATTGTAAAAATCTTTGAGATTTCCAATATGATTGCTGACATTAAATCAGTGATTATTGCAAAGATGAATCAAGCTGGCCACATTCAAACATTTGTTAAGACATCCTCTGGATTCAAAGTAACTGGAGTCGAGGGGTTTGTTGCAATTGATCACATGAAGGGTGGTGCTGTTAAGATTGTAGACCGTATGGAATTCTCAAAGAACAATTTCTCCGCTGATATTATTAAAGGTTGGCAGAAATAGTAGCAAATCTGCAGTCTTGATACATATAAATAATACAGTTAAATACATAGATGGATTAAATGAAAAAATACAGACAGCTGGTAGAATCGCTGCCATCAAAAACGGTTGTTTTTGCATTTGGCCGGTTTTCGCCACCTACTACAGGTCACCAATTACTGGTGCAATTTGTCAAAAAGTTGGCTGCTCAACAAAGAGCAGACCACGCCATCTACGCATCACGTACACAAGATGCAAAAAAGAACCCGCTATCAATTGACCGTAAACTACACTATTTGAAGCTGATGTTTCCTGGTGTAAACTTTGTTGGAGCATCGGATGATCAGCGCACATTCATTGAAGCGGTAAAGCATCTAAATAAAAGATACAAGAATTTAATTATGGTGGCCGGATCTGACCGGGCACCAGAATATCAAAAACTATTAACAAAGTATAACGGAACAGAGTTTAACTTTGATTCCATAAAAGTAATGTCTGCTGGAGAACGAGATCCTGATGCAGATGATGCTTCGGGAATGTCTGCATCTAAAATGAGAGCAGCAGCCCAAAAGGGAGACTTTCAGCTATTCAAAAAAGGTCTGCCTGCAACGGTTAGAGAGATTGATGCAAAGAGACTAATGAATGATGTGAGAGAAGGATTGGGTCTTGATGCAATTAAAGAACAAATTAAGCTGCCTGTTGATAACCTCCGCGAGAGTTATTTTAAAGGAGAAATCTACAACGTTGGTGAGATTGTAGAATCAGCTGGAAAGCAATACGAAATTATCAAGCGTGGCACTAATTATCTTCTTTTAAAAGATGATACCGGTAAAGTAGAAAGTAAATGGATCCATGAAGTCATTCAAACAAACAATTAACGAAGATATTCAGCCAGGATACGCTCCTGCTGAAGTTACCTTCGGTGGATATACTACTAAAAATCTACATCATTCCGAGGATGCTGTAAAATCATTCATGTCCACTATTGATAAAGTTAAGCGTGGTGAGATTAAAGATAAAGAGGGTGTGCTGCACGCCCTTAAAGCAACAGATGCTTATATGAAAATAAATGATGTACATCTTGAGCAAGGTAAGGCTCCAGATGATGCGGAGTTAGAAAGTTGGAAAGCTGCTCATGAGGAAGCTAGACTGCATCTTCACAAGATTGGTGAGTTTATGCACCACATGGATTATTGGCACATGCATGAGCACGAAATTCAAGACATGGAAACCAAATACAACCCAGAAACAGCCGGAGCAGAAATGGCAGACTCGTACGAACCCCAAGGTGAGTTGGTTGAAGACTTCACCAAGATGTCCACTCCAGATCTAAAGAAATGGATCAACACTCGTCAGCGTAATGCCATGGGTGGCAATCTATCTAAAGAGCGTCGTGATCAGCATGACCAGGCTCAGGCTGAATTGAAAAAACGCAACGTGCAAGAAGCAGAAGATCCTAAAAAAGGATCAAAAGACTCTAATAACCAAGCATCAGACTACTATCGCAAACATGCTGATACTTGGTTTAAGGCATATATCAATGCAATCAAAAATGCTAAGCCAACTGATGGCAGCAAAGATCAATCTACTGTAAAAGAAGAACTAACAGACAAAACAATTCGTGCGGGTGACAAGATTAAAGTTGCTCGTGTTGTTGCTGATATGCTTGGTGTTGAAAATGCCGAGTCGATGTCTCCAGATGTTGCTGTAAATACAGGTCTTCGTAAAATTCGTACAAAGCGCATGACTCCAGATCTGATTGGTGTTCTCCGTAAGATGCTCGACCTAGCAAAGTCGGTTGGAATTAAGGTTGATGATACAATGGTGCCAAAAGCTCTTAAAGAAGAGCCTCAGATTAATCCAGACAAAGATGATAACGGTGGTAGATCAATCCTTAGGATGAAGGATTATCTAAAGCTCAAGGCATACTCAGAAATGGGTGCAAAAAATGTAAATGTGATTGACCCCACAGAAGTAGGTCACACATTACATCCTATTGAAAATGATGATCAGCTACGTCGTCGTAAAGCAATGTATAAGACTGAAGAAGTTCAATCTGAACAGACCATTGACTTTGATACTGAAGCCCAAAAAGAAAAGGCAGATAAAGTCACTGATAAGGCTGAGTTAGTACTAAAGCATGCTCGTGAACGTGAAGCCATGGCAGCTCGTCATCACAATCAAAAAATGGCTCTGAAAAAAGAAGAAGTTGAACTTGATGAATCGGATGGATGGATTGGTAATCAAACAAAATGGAAAGAAACAGTTCAACAATCACACGGTTCAGATGTTACTTTTCGAAAATATAATCATCCAGGTGAACCTGGCAAAAGATCAACCGAAGCTTTCAATGCTAAAGGTAAACAAGTAGGTGTATATCAGCATCACAACAAGATGGGTATGGTACAACCAAATCTGAATAAAGAAGAGGTTCAACTTGATGAGCTGGATACAAACACTCTTAAATCATACTATAACAAAGCTCGTTTTGATGCCTTACGTAATGGCGAAACAAAACAACGTATTAAAGGTGTGAGAAGAGCTACCCAAAAGTTGCAAGATAAAGGTGTGAATCCATACACCAAGTACACCGAAGAAGCTGAACAGATTGAAGAGTTATCTGACACCTTAATGACCTCTTATAAAGACAGAGCTGAGAAGGTTGTGCAGGATACAGCACCCTATGCTAAAAAAGGCGAGTACAAAGACATTGCCAAGAACATCATCAAACGTAAGCTAAAAGGTATCTCCACAGCTAAACGTAAGTTAGGTGAAGAGTCAGTAGAAGAAGATGAGATCAAGACGGCTGATTATAAGACAGATAAAGCAGGCAGAAAGTACCGTGCCCATGAAATTCAAGTTGAAGAAGCGGACGGTGAAGAATTTGATCTGTCTGATGATGATCTAGAAAATATGGCCTCATCTGTTGATCACGAAGATGATATCCTAGATGAGTATGACGAAGACGAGCTATCAATTGTTGATCAAGATACAGGTGAAGAGGTTGAGGATGATGAAGAAGTGAATGAAGAAGCTCTCAACGAAGTTCTTTCCCGTATTGAAAGAATGAAAGCTAAAATTCGTTTCATGAGAACCAAAGCAAAGCGTACACGTAGATTGCAGATTGTTCTCAAGCGTCGTTCTGATATGAAGACAATTACAAAGCGTGCCCGTCGACTAGCAATTAAAATGATTAAGCAGCGTCTAACTAAGAAGCCACTTAGTCAGCTAACAGTGGCTGAAAAAGAACGGGTTGAAAGAATGATTGAAACCCGCAAGGCTCTAATTGATCGGTTGGCAATGAGGCTTGTTCCTCGTATCCGTAAGATTGAATCTGACAGATTAAGTCACCAGAAGTCTACAGCAACCCCTGGAGTTGGGACATGATATCATTTAAAGAATATCTAAGAGAATCTGAAGATCCTTGCTGGAAAGGATACCGCCAGCTTGGAATGAAAAAAAAGAATGGTAAAGAAGTTCCCAACTGTATTCCTGAAGAGGAAGAACTTGATGAGGCTGAATACCAGGGTCGTGAAGTTCCCCTAAATAAGCCTATGAAGGGTGATGTTAAAAAGTCCAAAGTGTTTGTCGATCCAGATGGAGATGGCAAGGCTAAAAAAGTTAACTTTGGTGACCCAAACATGACAATTAAAAAAGACAACCCAGCTCGCCGCAGGTCATTCCGTGCTCGTCACAACTGCGATAATCCTGGCCCAAAAGATAAAGCAAGATATTGGTCTTGCAGAGCATGGTGATTTAAATGGCAACTAAACATATATTTAAAAATACAGAGACTGAAGCTGTCGTTAAATGTTACACGACAGAGTCTTCTGGCGCCACTATTGATATTAGTTTGGAAAATTTTCTAACTAAATCAACTCAGGTTTATGTTGCTCCAACATCAGTACCAGATGAAACCCAAGATGGATTTCATGAATATACTGGATCTCATGTGTTTATTACTGGGATTTGGTGGGGTCTGAAAAAAGACAAGCAGTTAGATATCACACGAATTGTTAATCCTACTGGTCCAGTTCTACATAGTCACTATTATTTAATTAATGCTGGGTACTATGAATTCAATTCGTTTGCTGATCGAATTTACGCAAACAAAGACATTCGTTTAACATTTGATGGCCCTGGCCATTGTATTCTCAAATTAAGAAAAGCTGGTTGGCTACCAAAAGTGGAAGATGCAACGTTTGGTGCTTATGATGATCCAACACAAATAGGACAATAATGAACGAACTACAAGCATCAATGCAGATAGTGTTATCAAACACCTTTACCATGTACTTCAAGTCGCATTCGTACCACTGGAACGTGGAAGGAATGTTCTTCTCACAGTATCACGATTTCTTTGGAGAACTCTATGGAGAACTACATGGAGCAGTTGACCCAATTGCAGAACAGATTCGTGCAATTGACGGGTATGGACCAGTATCCTTGGTCGATCTTATGCGTTATGGAACCGTCAGTGAAGATATGGCCAAGCCATCCAATATTAGATCCATGGTATTATCTTTGCAACAAGCAAACCAACAAATAATTGACAGTTTGAATAAAGCGTTTACACTTGCTGAACAAGAAAACAATCAGGGCTTGCTAGATTTTATTGCAGGCCGTTTAGACGTTCATGCCAAACATGGCTGGATGCTCAACTCATCACTAAAAACAACTGGAGAGTAATATGAAGTCCTTTGCTGATTTTAAAAAGATCCTTGATGAAAAGGCTCACACCGTTCCCAAGACTGAAAAAGAAAAAGACTTGGCAGCTCTTGCTGAGCCTAAGGATAAAATCACTCACGCTGACGTGATGGTTGGACGTGGGGTAAAGAAAGAAGAGGTGTCTACAAAAGATACTTCAGCTAAAGAAAAAGCTAATAAAGATTTACCGTTTGAGCCAGATGAACCAAAAAAGAGTCCATCAGCAATTGCTGGTAAATACGGTCAGGGCTATTCTACAGCTCGCCACCTTGCTCGTCAGGGTATGAAGTCGATGACTAAAGAAGAATTTGAGCAGCTTGAAGAAAAGACTAAAACTACTATGGAAGATCCTCTAGTAACTGTTCATGACAAAGATGGCCTACACACCCAGGCAAATTTGTCAACTGCTAACAAAATCTTTAATACCAACGTTAAGCACACAGAAGTGCACAAAGGACCTGTTACTGTTACATCCGGTCGTGAAGATAAAAACAAATTGAAGTTTGCAGTTTCAAAGCACAACGCTGCTGCAATGAAAGAAAGTGCTGAGCTAGAAGAAAAGACTCTAACACCAGCTGAACTAAAGAAGCGCGAAGAGATTGCCCGGGCAATGGAGCGTGATAATCCAGATATGCCAATGGGCAAGAAAATGGCTATTGCAACTGCACAAGCTAAGAAGGTTGCAGAAGAAGTTGAAGAGCTAGACGAGGGTATGTTGTCATCTATTGCTGGTAAACTTGCAAAATCTACAGGTGTTACCCCAAAAGATGTAGCCAATTCAACTATTAGTGCTCTCAACAAGAAAGCACCTGGCACGGTAATGCACGGTCATCCTAACTTTTCCAAATTCAAGCAAGCAGTTCATGATCACATTTCAGCTGCCAAGGATGCTGAAGAAGCAATGAAGAGATCAAGCGATAGCCACATTATGTCGCTAGCTAAAAAACATTTCACAGAAGAAGTTTCGCTTGATGAAATCTCTTCAATGGCACATGCTAAGTATCGTGATGCAGCAAGGAAAGATATTGCAGCCAACGCAAGAGGAATGGGCAATGGTTCAAAAGATGTTGACGCTGCAATGGATAAGATTGACAAGCGAGTTCAAGGTCTTTCAACATCATCAGCTTTAGAGCTAAAGGGTAAAATGAGTAAAGCTAGCATGAAAGAAGCAATCTCATACAGCGATTTCAAAGACAAGATTGAGGCTCACCGTAAGGCAGGCAATAAAGTTGTAGATGATAAATACAATTATAGCACAGGTACTGCAACCTATACAACCATCGATAAAGAAGGATACGGCCGTAAAGTCACTCATACTGACAAGGGTCAAAAGATGGAAAATTTAGGTAAGGTGAGTGGTGATGATGATGAAGCAGATGTTAAAACAACAGAGAAGCGTGGACGCGGTCGCCCTGCAGGGTCCAAGTCGGGCGCACGTAGACATAACTAAGGAGATTTAAATGGCACTCTGGGGCAAAGTAGATAACGAAGCAAGTAAACCAAAGTATCTTAGCGACGAGCTAAGAAACGATCAAGAAGTATCTGATAAAGACGCAACACTTGGTGTTGATCGTTCAGAAGCAGCTATAGCTGGTAATCGAGCCAAAGGGTTGAAAACCCCAGGTTGGACTCAATACAGTACATACGTCGATGGTAACGGCAACACACGTCACAAGGCTGAAACCCTTGTAGTGCTTACCGGTAACTTCACTGGCGGTGATAATGATACTGTTGATCCAGATCCAGTTATTACAATTGGTACTCAACCAAGCAATCAAGAAGTTGATGAAGGTGAAGACGCAACATTCACAGTGTCTGCTACAGCAACACGTGGTGCAACTCTATCATATCAGTGGCAAGAGAACATTGAGACTGTGTGGACAAATGTTAGCGGTGCAACATCTGTATCATTTACAGTGTCTGAAACAGAGCTTGCTGATGACGGAAGATCATTCCGCGTTATTGTATCTGCAGTTGGAGCCACATCAGTTACATCCAATGCTGCTACATTAACTGTTAATGAGCTACCACCTGAAGAACCAAATCCTTAATTATAACAGGAGGGGGTAACCCCTCCTCTTTAACATGATTATTGAAGAACCTATTACCGAAAGTAATTTCCTATTGATTGCAATGCATCATTACGATAACTCACAGTGCACGTCGCTGGCAGAGTTTGAGGAAGATCTCAAACGGTTTGCATATCTCAAAAAGCTGTTTGGTAGATATAAAGACAACGGAGATCTCAAAGAGAGATTGATACTAAATCACATCATTGTGCTTTATAATCTCTTTGGCGTTGTTGCAACAGATTTATTGTTCTTCAAGATAGATAAACAGTATTGGGATACTCTGGCAACATTCCTTGTGTACTTGGGAAGAATGCCAGACCAACTTCCGGAATTTGGTATTGCGTTAAATGATTTAGAAATAGACCAATCTATACTAGAGGTTTTAAGGAAAATTTAATGTCACAAGTTATTGACAATTTAATTGCATACCGTGTTCTATCATTGCTCGTAAAACCGTTTAATGAGACGGAAGCTTTTAAGCTAGGCATTATTGACGCTAACGGTGCAGTGCTTATCAAAGCTCGTGACTTAACTACCCAAGAACAAAAAAACGCTTACAACTATCTTCATAGACTTGTATTCAATCTAAAAAGAATGTTGAATAAGCTACCTGGTGGTGAGTCAAAGTTTAAGAACATTGTTGCTGCTTTGTTTGTTCTCAAAGAATCATATAAGACGAGGTCAACGAAGATTGACGAAGACCAGCTCCTAAAAGCTATAAAGCTCCTTGATGAAGGAGTTGTGTTTGTAGAAGAGCAGCTTATTGTTGAAGACTTTTTTATCGTGGAAGATGTAATGAGTGCCGGTGGTGCTCCAGCATCAGAGTTTGGTGGTATTGCAAATGTAACTGGAACGAGAGTGTCAACTGATCAGCCAGTAATCCGCAAAAAGAAACCTCGTAGGTTTGCAAAGTTTGTCGTAAACGATGAGGTGTTTGATAAGTTTGCAAATGGTAAGGCAAAATTCCGTAAGTGGGCCGAATACCTAAATATGGAAGACGAAGGTCAGAAAATGATTTACAACTTTGCAAAGAAGAATCCGGATGGAGTAATTATTCTTCACAACGGTAAAGATACTAAGTCAATTAGGTTTAACCGTCGTGGAGGAGGAAACTGGTCTAAGCTAAAGCGCCCAGCTAAACAAGTTAACAATGAGGTGATTAAATGATAGCATTACTAGCAAGTCCAATTACAAAATATGTTACAGCAGCCTTAGCTGCTGTTTTGGTCTTTGGGGGAGCGTACATCAAAGGCCGCTCAGATGGATCTTCTATAACAGAATCAAAGTATGCAAACGCAAAGGCTGATTGGCAGCGAGAGGTTGCCAAGAAACAAACAGAGTTTGATGTGCAGCTATCAAACCTAAGATTGAGGTACGAGCGAGAGACTGCTCAGTATCGTAGAGAAATTGCCAGCATTAAAAACAACCCATCAGTCGTAACAAAGTTTGTTCCTGTTGAGACTCAGTGTAATATTCCCAAAGGGTTTGTAGAATTGCACAACCGCGCCGCCACAGGTGTACCACTGGATCCACCCCCAGCTGATCCATCTACACCAACTGACAAGACTTTATCGGGAGTTGGTTCGGTTGTTGCTCAAAACTACTATCAGTGCAACATACTAATGGATAGGCTGATTGCCCTACAGGAAATTGTTAAAGATTATCAGAAGAAGCAGAAGGAGTTGACAAAATGAGGTTTACATTAATTGCACTCTCCTGTATTATGCTTACTGGTTGTTTTGCTACAACTAAACCAGCAAAGACGGAACAGCTGATTCTTCAGGTACCACCAGAGCTGCTAGAAAAACCAGAAGCACTAAAGAAGCTGTAACCTGAAAGGGCAACATACTAATTTTACAGTGCCCAAGTAGATCCTGTCAACTTTATTATGTGTTGATTTGTACTAATTAATCAAGTACCATATACGATTATCATAAGTGAGATTGTAATGCTTTTTGTTGATGTCAAATATGCCAACATGCTTGGCCCCCGGCTGAAGAACTACAAGCGCAAGTCTGAGTACTTGTGGAACTTCTCATGTCCGGTTTGTGGCGACTCCAAAACAAACAAAATCAAAGCCCGTGGGTACATCTACAAGGTGAAAAATTCACTTTTTGTAAAGTGCCACAACTGTAGCTATGGTGGTAATATTGGATCGCTTATTAAGTACATGGATCCTATCATGCATCACGAATACATTCTGGAGACATACCAAGAGAATGGAGTGATGAGGTCTCAGCTAAGGGGAGTTCCAGATACAGTTCCTGCTATCATTCAAGCTCCTGAAACTGTCGACTCTATCCTTGACCCAATTAAACGACTGGATAAATTATCGATTGATCATCCAGCCGTCAAGTATTGTCTGAAGAGAAAGATTCCATTCAAGTTATTTCATCTCTTGTATTTTGCTCCACGATTTAAGCACTACGTAAATACCTGTGTGCCTAATAAGTTTAAAGATTTCAGTGGAGAACATCCTCGATTAGTTATTCCATACTTTAACTCTCACGGGAAGTGTTTTGCTTTTCAGGGTAGAGCCTTCGGAAAAGAGGACCCTAAGTATTACACTATTAAGTTGGATGATCAGGAAAAAATATTTGGATTGGAACGGGTTGACTACAGCAAGAGAGTCTATATACTGGAGGGGCCAATAGACTCATTGTTCATTCCTAATGCAATTGCTGTATCTGGATCATCTTTTAATAGTCCAACAATTGAAGCATTGAAAACAAATGCTACTGTTGTGTATGACAATGAGCCAAGGTCTAAAGAACTCACCAAGCTAATTAAAAAAACAATCGATCAAGGGTTTAGCGTTTGTTTGTGGCCTGATAGTGTTGATGAGAAGGATGTGAATGAGATGATTATGGCTGGAAAAACGTCTCAAGAAATTTTGGACATTATTAACGCAAACACCTATAATGGACCTGAAGCTCAATTAAGGTTTTCGACATGGAGGAAGTGTGAATGAAATACAGAAAGAAGCCCGTAGTTATAAATGCTCAACAATTAACCATTGACACCTTTTGGGACGTTGTAGGATTATTGGAATCTAAACAAGCCCTGCATCAATACAAACCACCCCAAAACGATTCGGATTCTTTCTTCGTTAAGATTTGCACACTAGAGGGAATTATAAAAGCATCACCGGGCGACTATGTTATTGAGGGTGTACTAGGAGAATTTTATCCACGTAAGCCTAGTATTTTTGAGATGACTTATGAGAGGGTTGAATAATGAATAGTAATATACAAAAACTGTTTGATGATGTACACACGACTAACTACAATAGGCCTGAGCTGATAGAGGAAATTGCTGACGCAATTGTCAAAGAGTGTGCTAGAGTGTGTGAGGAGTTACAATTCTCTGCAGAGGGTCCAACCCCCGAGGCCAGGTATCAGCGAGTGTTGTGTGCTGATGCAATTAAAAAGCATTTTGGAGTTTACTAATGAACGTGCGTCTGGTATCTTATAGTCAACCTGCCTCTGAATTTTGTGATGTGGGAATTGATGATTGTCAGGAGCTAATTGCCTATTGCGCCCGCGTTTCTAACCCAGCAAATCAACTAAATACAACCACCTCCCAAAAACTTATCAACTATTTGATTAAACATGCCCATTGGAGTCCAATGGAGATGGTGAGTGTTTGCCTTGAGATTGAAACTACTCGTGATATTGCAAGACAGATGCTCCGCCATCGATCATTTGCATTTCAAGAATTTAGCCAGCGGTATGCTGATCCTACTAAGGATCTTAATTTTGTCTTTAGAGAAACGCGGATGCAGGATCCCAACAACCGGCAAAATTCTGTTGATGTAGATGGTACTATTGGCCAACAACTAATAGCCGATGAGTGGAAGTATCATCAGCGTAGAGTTATTGAAACCGCAAAAGAAGCATATGAGTGGGCGGTATCAAAAGGTATTGCAAAGGAACAAGCTAGATGTGTATTGCCAGAGGGTAACACAGTGTCACGTCTTTATATGAATGGAACATTGCGTAGTTGGATTCATTATATTGAAGTTAGGTCAGGAAATGGTACACAAAAAGAACATTCACAGATTGCTATTGAGTGTGCCAAAGTTATAGCAGAAGTGTTTCCATTAGCAGAACAACTCGTAACAAAATAATAAGAGGTAATATGGACATTGTACATGGAATCAAAGTAGACTATTCCAGAGATAGTCTTTTCTCAGAATCAGGCTTAAGTAGATTAAAAGAAGGTTATTTACATGAAGGTGAAACATCGCCACAACATAGGTTCGCATTTGTTTCGAAAACATTTGCATCAAATCCAGAACACGCTCAACGTCTTTATGAATATTCATCGAAGATGTGGTTATCATACGCAACTCCAATTTTAAGTTATGGAAAAACACCACGATCATTACCAATCTCATGCTTCGCGTCACACCTCGGAGACTCAATGCGATCAATCCTCGACACATCATCAGAGACAAGGATGCTTGCTGTGGTGGGCGGTGGGGTTGGTTTGCACGTTAATCTTCGTCCTGGCGACAAAAAGTCTTCTGGGATTATTCCTCATCTAAAAACATACGACATTGACACTCTTGCGTTCAAGCAAGGTACAACAAGGCGAGGTGCCACGGCAGCTTACCTTGACATCAACCATCCGGAGATTATCGACTTCCTAGAGATGCGTAAACCTACTGGTGGCGATCCCAACAGGAAGTGTTTAAACTTACATCACGGAATCAACATTACTGATGACTTTATGCAGCGCATTGAAAAGTTGTCATTGCACGGTGGTGAGTTAACAGATGAGCAAAAAGAAGTTCTTGACCAGTTTCCATTAATTAATCCTCACAATGGAGAGGTTATGGAATACGTGTCAGCAAGAGAGCTTTGGGAACGCATTCTAACTGTACGGATGGAAACTGGTGAACCTTATATCTGGTTTATTGATACCGTTAACAAACACCTCCCCGAGTTTCAAAAAGCAAAAGGCCTTACCAACCGTGGATCAAACCTATGCTCAGAGATTTCATTGGCCACAAATGACACTAGAACATTTGTCTGTTGTCTATCATCAGTTAATGCAGAGAAGTATGAAGAGTGGAAGAATGACCCTCACTTCATTGCAGATATTGTTGAGATGTTGGATAATGTCATCACTGTATTTACGGACAAGGCAGTTCAGTTTCCAGAAATCAAACGAGCAGTAGAATCAGCTAAGGCCGAGCGGTCAATTGGAATTGGAATGATGGGGTGGCATGCTTTGTTACAGAGCAAGATGATTCCATTTGAATCTCCAATGGCAGTTGGGTTGAACAAACGTATTTGGGAGAATATGAATCGTGAAGCAAAAGAGAAAACAATACAGCTGGCGAAAGAGCGTGGACCTTGTCCAGATTCTGCTGACTCTGATACTCCTGTTAGGAATGCCCATCTTTTTGCTGTGGCTCCTAACGCTTCTAGTTCAATTATTCTAAATACCTCTCCGTCAATTGAACCATACAGAGCAAACGTATACCTTGAAAAGGGAGTAAATGGTACCAAAGTTCATAAGAACAAGTACTTAGAGCAGCTCCTGGAAACAAAAGAACATAATGACCAAAAGACCTGGACAGAGATTGTGTCGAATGATGGGTCAGTTGCAACTCTTGATTGTCTGGAAGAATATGAAAAGGATGTGTTTAAGACTTCTATGGAGATTGACCAAACATGGATCATTCAACATGCAGCAGATCGTCAGCAACACATTTGTCAGGCACAGTCATTGAATTTGTTTTTTAGTCCAACAACAAACGTTGAGTTTTTACATTTAGTACACTTGATGGCGTGGAAGACAGGACTGAAGAGCCTATACTATTGTCGCTCAGATAATATGCGTAAAGCTGACAAAGTTGGCAAGAAAGTTGAACGTGAGCGGATTGAAGATATGAAAGATATGTTAAAGTCGGATGAACCTGCATGTTTAGCCTGTGAAGGTTGACCTCTGCCGACGCACGAAAAGATGTATCTTATAAATAGTTACAGTACATCTTTTCGTGGAGACTCAAAATGCAGCCTTATTACTACAGGATAAAACATATAAAAACTGGCAAGATATATGTTGGCAGCCAATATGGCAAAAATGCTAATCCTTCTTTGTTTTTTGTAAAATATTTCACCTCATCACACAAAGTTAGACAAATAATTATGGAAGAAGGTAGACACGCATTTCTTGTTGAAAAAGTTTATCCGTGTGTTGATGCTAGAAATTATGAAGAAAAGGTATTGAGGTATTGGTATAGAAAACTTGGTAGGATTCAATTTAATGAAATCTTTATAAACCAATGCGTATCTCCTGGAACACAATTATCTCCTGAACAGTTATCAGAGGCTGCTGTGGGAAACACTAATGTTAGAGGTAAAGCCTGGTGGAACAATGGTAGTAAAATGAAGCGTAGTATTGACTGTCCTGGAGATGGTTGGAATAAAGGAGCATTAAAGCACTCAGAAGAAACTAAGAAGAAACGATCGGAATCTAATAAAGGTAAAGTACGTACAGAAGAGCAAAGAAAAAAGTACTCAGAGTCTCGGAATAAACCAGGGCACCAGGGTAGCCACAAAGGCAGTGTGTGGGTTATAGACAGTGGTGGCAATAGAAAACGAATTTTAAAGGAAGACAAATGAACAGTGCTGTTGTTACAAAAAGAAAAAGAAATTTATTTGAACCAAGACATTACTACAAACCGTTTGAGTACGACCAAGCCTATAAGTTTTATGAGATGTCAGAAAAAATGCATTGGCTTGTTGATGAGGTGCCTATGCATCAGGATGTGCTTGATTGGAAGAACAAACTAACCAAACAAGAGAAGCACTTTCTCACACAAATCTTTCGTTTGTTTACTCAATCAGATGTGGATGTTGCTGGTGCTTATGCTAACAAATACATTCCGCTGTTTCCAAAGCCAGAGATTCGAATGATGTTGTTGTCGTTTGCTGCTCGTGAAGCAATTCACATTCAAGCGTATTCTCATTTAATTGATACACTTGGTATGCCAGAAACAACATACAAAGCGTTCATGGAATATGGAGCGATGAAGGAAAAGCATGATTTCATTGAAACCTTTTTAGGAACAGATGAAAAGCAAATCATACAACAGATTGCTGCATTCTCTGCATTCACTGAAGGTATGCAATTGTTCTCCTCATTCATCATGTTGCTAAACTTCACCCGTTACAATAAGATGAATGGGATGGGACAGATTATTGCCTGGTCAATTAAAGATGAATCGGTTCACGTTGAGGGCATGACTTGGTTGTTCAAAGAATTTCTTAAAGAGCACAAAGAGCTCTGGACCGACGATCTAAAAGCTCAGCTCTACACAATTGCAGAGAAGATGGTTCAACTGGAAGACAAATTTATTGATCTTGCATTTGAAACAGGTGGGGTTGAAGGATTAACTATCGACGAAGTAAAACAATACATCCGATACATTGCCGACCGTCGTTTGATTGGTCTTGGGATGAAGGGTATCTTTAAAGTGAAAACCAACCCTCTACCATGGGTTGAAGAAATCCTAAACGCTCCGGAGCATGCTAACTTTTTTGAGCAGCGAGCAACAGCATACTCAAAAGGATCACTGACCGGAGATTGGGGAAAGGTGTGGAAATAACACCACAATACGTTGACCTAATAGTTGACATGGCAAGGGAGGTGGAGGCCGAAGATCCAATTGACTGGGGTATGCTTAACGTCAATGAGGATGAGGCTTATCGTCTAATAGCTCTAAATGTAATAGAAATGTTTAAGGATAAATATGACCGGCCAGGGTTCAACGAGATTGCTACTTCAACAATAGTGAAGCTCGTGGTCGAAAATTTTGTTCTTAATCTAAAACTAAGAGGCCAATATGGTAGTAAAACAGTTTAACTGCGATCATTGTGGAGCAGAGGGTAAGATAACAATAAAGGGGACAGACTACGAGTATCAAGATGTTGTGTGCTGTCCAGTGTGTGGTAGTGATATATTTGACGAAGACGATGCAGAGTTTGAAGACAAATGAGTTGGACACATAATGGACAATTAATTGAAAGCATAGACCCAAAGTACAAAGCATTTGTATACATCATTACAAACTTGACTAACGGTAGAAAATACATAGGTCTAAAGCAAACATTCTTTTCTAAGACCAAACAGGTGAAGGGCAAGAAGAAACGAATCAAAGTTGAATCTGATTGGAGAGATTATTGGTCTTCATCAGAGGAGCTTAAAAAAGATGTTGTGACCCTTGGTCCGGATAAGTTCACCCGTGAAATTATGTACTTTTGTTTACTAAAGTCTCATGCCAACTATCTTGAGGCTCGTGAACAGATGGATAGGCGGGTGCTTGAAAAAGTTGACGAATACTATAACGGGATTGTAAACTGTAGGGTATCAAGGAACCACATAAAGAATTTATGACTTATCTACTACTATTCTGTGCACTAGCACTATCAGGTGTAGCGGCATTTTATGCTATCATTGGATTGATGGCTATATTTGCAGCTGCACCTATACCAATTGCTATCATGGGGTCGATCCTAGAAGGATCAAAACTTGTAGTGGCGTCGTGGTTGTATCGCAATTGGACAGATGTTCCTAAACTTATGAAGGGATATCTAACAACTGCACTAGTTGTCCTTATGCTCCTCACCTCGATGGGAATCTTTGGATTTTTATCTAAAGCCCACATTGAGCAAGGAGTTCCTACAGCCGACGTAGCAGCGAAAGTTGCTCTCGTTGACGAAAAAATTAAAACAGAAAGAGAGAACATCAATGCAGCTCGTCAAACAATTTCTCAACTGGATGCGCAAGTTAACGAAACCATCAAGCGAACAGAAGGTGCCACAGACAACGCCGCCATCAATCGAAGTATCACCATCCGATCTAACCAAAGAAGAGAGCGCGAAGCCCTCAACAAGCAGATCGAAACCTCGCAAGCAGCAATCCAAAAGCTCAACGAAGAAAGATCCCCCATCGCAGCGCAACTCCGGCAAGTCGAAGCAGAAGTAGGACCAATCAAATACATTGCTGCTTTAATTTACAGCGACACTGCCGCAACAGATCCTACTCTACTTGAAAAGGCTGTAAGGTGGGTTACAATTATGATTGTTGCTGTATTTGATCCGCTAGCAGTTGTAATGTTGATTGCAGCTAACTGGTCATTGGCCCGTATGGGGAAGACACCAAACGTACCACCAAGTGGGAATTCGCAATCAACTGTGTTTCCGGACAAAACCCTTAGGTACGCTGGCCGGCTTGCCCGCCTAAAAAGAAAGTCACCAGAAATTAAAGATACAGTTAAAGAGGTGATCAAAGAAGTGGTCAAAGAGGCCAAAGAACAAAAAGTGGCCAAAGAAGCGGCAGAACATCCAGTGTTTAAGCCAGAGTCTGACTATTGGGTGTCCAGACCACACAACTCTGTTGACAAGAAATGATGGTTACCGTATAATCAGTTATACATTATAGGAGGTTGTCTATGTTAGCATACGAACTTCAACAAGAGATCAAAGATGTGCAACGAGTCTTAAAGCAAGATCAGGACCAAGCAATCCGCAAAAAACAGCAACAAGACTATGATGAAGAACTAGCCAATTGGATGGGTGACCCCAGAAACTTTGGGCCTGATTGGGATGATGACAGATAATTAAAGGAGTTTTATTATGACGCAAGTGCAAGATACACCAGAATTTAGAGAATGGTTTATTGGCGTGTTACGTAGTAACAGTGTTAAAGATGTCACTGTAACATTTACCAAGCAAGATGGGACAGATCGTACAATGCGATGTACTCTCGTCGAATCTCATATCCCAACAGACAAACTTCCCAAAGGAACAGGTATAGCTCACACTGAAGATGTTCAGCGTGTGTTTGATGTTGACCTACAAGCGTGGCGTTCGTTTAAATGGGCTTCTGTTAAGAATGTAAAATTTGATATTGGAGAGTAAAGTGAATTTGAAAGAAAAAGAGATTATGTTAATTGCACAGGAAGAATGTGCTGAAGTAACACAAGCCATTTCAAAAGTTTTTCGGTTTGGTATGGATGAGGAGTACAACGGACAGACCAATAAAATGAGACTTGAAGAAGAAGTTGGTGATCTGTTGTGCATGATTGACTTAATGATTAAAGAAAATTTGGTGGACGAGGTAACAGTGCACAATCACAAAAACCTCAAGTTTGCTAAACTGCAGCAGTGGTCCAGTGAGTTAAAAGCACTGTAATAACATTTAATGAAAAGAAGGAAGTGAATAATGATTAGTAATCCAGTTGATCGCAAGAAAATTAAAGATGCACTACAAGAGATTAGCCATAGCTTCACACGGATTGAAGCTGAGCGTGACCTCATCAAAGATATTGTGAAAGACTTGTCTGAACAATACCAACTTTCAAAGAAAATTGTAAACAAGATGGCTCGTGTTTACCATAAACAAAACTTTGATCAAGAAGTGGCCACCCACGAAGAGTTTGAAACCCTATACGAAGAAATTGCATCTACTCAGGGCAGTTGACATTAACTCCACTTCTTTATATAATGGGGGCTCTTTAAGGAGTCAATATGACTACAACTGCTAAAATTAAAGCTCAGCGTGAGCGTGCCCAAGAGATTGTAAGGGGCACTTCTGGTGAGCCAATTGTGACGAATGATAATTACCGTGAGGAGTTTGGTAATGCCCTAAATTGGTACAATGCAAATTGTGACGACAAAGATGTACGTAAGTATGCACAGCAGTACATCAAATCAATGAACCTTAAACAATTTGATCATTGTGTATCAAAGGCATCCTATATTGAAATCAAAACGATCGGTACAGTTGGTAGGCTGATTCTTCGAGGTCAACACGTCGACCTTGATCATGTTGAGCGTATTCTAACTATGCTGGCAGATTTGAAAGCCAAGTACACTCCACAACAAGTTGTGCAATCCGTGAGTGTAGTTCAACCATCAATTCAAGATCGGATGGCTGAGCAAGCTGGAGTGTTATCAGAAGAGATTGATGTCCAGATTGATAATTTTGTTATCAACAAGGCTACAGACTTCTCAGCTCGTAACTATCTACTGTCACAACAAGTATCAGGTCCAGTTGCCAAAAAGATTGGTGAGATTTACAAGCCCCTTGTAAAAGAACTTGTCGAAGCTGTTGATGGTGATGATGACCAGCTCAAGGAAGGCTACTCACACTTTACCAAACCACAACTCAAAAAGTTCATGGCATTCATTCAGTCAATTGTCGATGACTGCAATCAGCAAGCTGTGTCGGCAAGGGCCCAACGTAAGCCTCGTGCTCGTAAAGTCAAACCAGCCAGCCAGATTGTATCAAAGATGAAGTACATGAAGGAATATGAACCTCTAAAGTTAAAGTCCATCAACCCAGCCACAATTATTGGATCTACGGAGCTTTGGGTGTATGCACCTGAGAAACGAAAGCTCACTGTGTTCCGTGGAGCGGATGGTGGAGAGCTTAGTGTGAGCGGCATGTCAATTACTAACTACGACGTGAGCAAGTCTGAGACAAAGACTCTTCGTAAGCCTGAGGAATTCTTCAAAGGACTGTCGTTGGGTAAGCGATCAATGGCTAATGCATGGAAGAGTGTTAAGGCTAAGGTGTCCAATCCTCGGTCACGAATTAATGAAGAGATGATTCTCTTGGCAGCTAACTAAGGAGATTATATGCAGCTCGGTCTAACATCTGTTTTGGGTTTAGTTTTTATTGTATTAAAGCTGACTGGTCATATTCACTGGTCTTGGGTGTGGGTCCTGTCTCCATTTTGGATTGGGTTGATCCTTTTTATATTAGTGTTGGCTTTGATTGGATGGTTAAATCAGAATGATCCACTATGGAGACTTCGTAAGTGATCGTCCTCGACTACTCGCAAGTAGCACTCTCAAACATATTCCAGTTTCAGAGTGACCTTAAAAAGACTTCGACTGATAAAGACCAAGCCGTGAACATTATTCGTCACGCGGTCCTTACTGGTCTGAAGATGTACAAGAAGAAGTACACTCAACAATATGGAGAGATGATCCTTGCATGTGATGGAAAACAATACTGGCGCAAAGATATCTTCCCTCAGTACAAAGCTGGACGATCCAAGACTCGTGAAAAGTCTGATCTTGATTGGAAGCTGATATTTGACACAATGTCTCAGATAAGAGATGACGTGGCTGAGCATTTCCCATACAAAGTTATCCACATCAATCATGTTGAAGCAGACGATGTGATTGCAACATTGTGTAAGTGGACGCAAACAAATGGTGGTGTGGATCGAGGGATGTTTGAAGAAAAGCAGCCTGTGATGATTGTATCATCTGATGGTGACTTCAAGCAATTGCACAAGTATGATAATGTAAAACAGTACAGCCCAATCCAAAAAAAGGTAGTTCAGTGTGACAACCCAATTGCGTATTTGGCTGAGCACATTGCAAAAGCTGGTGACGATGGAATTCCAAACGTCCTATCAAAGGATGATGTGTTAGTGACAGAGGGGGTACGGCAGACTAAGATGACGTCAAAGCGTCTTGCTGAATTTGTGGAAAAAGGTCGTGATGCTTGTCAAACGGAGGAAGAACGTCGGAATTGGGATCGTAATAACACACTAATTAACTTGGATTTAATCCCACAAGACATTCAAACAGCAATCGTTGAAGCATATATAAACAACAAGCCGAAGGGTGATAAGATGAGTATCTATAACTATCTTGTCAAGCATCGGTGTCGATTACTATTAGACGAGATTGAGGAGTTTTAGAATGGCAAAATACGTAACAGAGGTGTTGAAAGAAATCAACGATGATCCAAGTCTGCTCACCACAACATACAAACGTGTTGGAGATGGTGGGCCCCTTGGAAAGATTTTTTGGTCCGCATTTACAGCTGAAGGAAAGTTCTTATTGCCTGAAGGTGAGCCTCCTTTTAAAAAGGCACAAGAGCCAATGGGGATGTCACCAGCTAACTTTATTCAAGAGGTAAGAAAGTTTCAAATCTTCTTCCGCAATGACATTTCAAAGACAAGGCGTGAGCTGGCATTTATTCAGTTGTTGGAGGGAGTTCATCCAGATGAAGCTAAAATTATCATTGCAATTAAAGATCAAGAGCTAACTAAACTCTATCCAAACATCACCCGTGAAGCTGTTGCTGCTGGCGGGTACATTCCTAAACTGACGCCTGAACAAGTTAAGGCGGAGGACCAAGAAGTAAAAAAATCCGTAAGGCCCAGGGGCAGGCCTCGCAAGTCCCTAAGCCCCCAACCAGCCCTGTAAGGGAAATCTGGAAACCAACCTGGGCACAAAAATTAGTGAAGCGGTTATTTAAATTATGAAACAATATACACGGAAAGCAATCTTTTCTGAGCTCAAACCATTTTGCCATTTTGCTGGTGATGATGACTTCATTGAAATTACTGAGTGGTATAGTGGAGAGGGATATGATGTCAATATTTCATCTAAGAATCGGTCTGAACAATTTTCCTTAACTGACGGTGAATTGCAAGCCCTTCTTCACTTAATGAATGCTCCAAAATGAAACAAAAATGGATTGATGCTTATATGGATACAGCTGAGAGGTTTGCTCAGCTGTCCAGTGCCACCAGGTTGAAAGTTGGTTCAGTGATTGTGAAAGACCATCGAATTGTTTCGATTGGGTACAATGGCACACCATCCGGATGGGATAATGAGTGTGAAGACGAAACTGTAGAATTGTACTCGGGATACGAGGGTGCTATACACAGAACTGTATTAAAAACTAAACCGGAGGTAATTCACGCAGAAGCAAACTCAATCATTAAATTAGCACGTGATGGTGAGTCAGGAAGAGATGCTGTTCTCTTTTGTACACACGCTCCTTGCATCGATTGTGCCAAAATGATATTTGGTGCTGGAATCAAACAAGTGTTCTATCGTGATACTTACAAAGATGATTTAGGACTAAAATTTTTACAAAAATCTGGAGTTGAAGTTGTTAACTCTTATAAATAACTTTTATGAATACAACCCTATCCTTACATACATCGTGGCCAACAGGACTAAATCCAGTTGCCATTACCTATGGGCACAACCTAGAGGACTCACACATGTAGGGCTTTGAAAGTAAGTTTAGCAGTACTCACAGCCCAGATCCAAAAGATACTGGGCTTTTTTATCGCAATTAACTGCGGGTTGACTTTAATTAGGTGGTGTGTTAATATGTACTCATTGGTTGAAAAGAGTTCCTGACCAGGCAGTTCCTGGAACGACACCACCGTCGGAAACAAGTGGGGTTTGGTTACGAGACCAAAATCGTAACAAGCTAGGCAGGTGCTGAAGTCTGTCTAACGGTTGAGAATAATGACCCAGAGTGGGGCTGGTATGCCTTGATACAGCTCAGTAGCCACTCACCATATTGAAGCGCATTGAGATTCGGAATGATCAACCGCGGAATGCAGACAGCAGACTTGAGCGACCTGTCAGTGTGTTTCAATATGGTTAGTAGCAGAGGAGTTGATCGAAACAGGACGACTAGTCATCGTCGATGTCGTGATAGGACACTGCGAAGCCAGTACTCAAGCCGTGACTGGCCAGAGCTATTGGCACCATATTCGAGCACATTGGTTAACGCCCGACGGTAAGGACGGACCCGAAAGGGGTAATGGTTCAATCAGTGTGCTCCAATATGGTAGCGATGAAGACGACATGGAAAGATAGTGCAAAGTCAATCCAGCGATTGCTGGATGGCGAGCATAGCACGACCGGTATCGCACCGGTAGTTAGTGGGTTCGATTCCCATCGTCTATACCAGACGCTGCGACTCCGACAGACCGTGATCGGATAGGCCTGACAGCACCTCAACGCTGTCACTATATTGAAGCACATTACTAAGAGTCCAGGTTCAGAGCGTGGCATAGTGTGTTTCAATATGGTCAGGGGGAGTGCGAGCGTGTACCAACGCCTACTCTTAAACAACAGCTGAACGTCGGGAGACAGTCCAGATGTGCCCCTTAGTAAAGTTTTCTCTCCATGGCGTAATCTGGTAGCGTACTACGTTTGGGGCGTAGCGGTTCTGGTTCAAATCCAGATGGGGAGACCATTATTGCCGGAGTAGCTCAGTTGGTAGAGCAGCGCACTTGTAATGCGAAGGTCGAGGGTTCAACTCCTTTCTCCGGCACCAATTAAAAGAAGGAGAAACCATGGAACCGATGACTGCAAAAGATTATTGGAAATGGATTCGTGATAATGTACAGTAGGAAGTGTGGCAGAGCTTGGTTTAATGCACCTGACTTGAAATCAGACGTAGGCGCGAGTCTACCGTGGGTTCGAATCCTACCACTTCCGCCAAACAAAAGGAGGCAATAATCATGCCAAGTGTGTTTTTAGTAAGCGACACGCACTTTGGACACACTGGTGTGTGCCGATTCACGCGTGATGATGGAACCAAACTTCGTCCATGGGATGATGCCAATGAAATGGACGAGGCTATGGTCGAGGCGTGGAATGAAACCGTTAAGCCAAACGACAAAGTTTATCATCTTGGAGATGTGGTAATCAACCGTAAGTCTTTGTCAATTATGAGTCGACTTAACGGTGACAAAGTATTGATCCGTGGTAACCACGACATCTTTAGGGATGACGAGTATCGCCAGTACTTTAGAGAGCTTCGTGCGTACCATGTAATGAACGGTATGATCCTGTCTCACATTCCCATTCACACAGATAGTCTTGGTAGGTTTGGTGTAAACATTCATGGCCACCTACATTACCAACGAGTTAAAGTTGACGGAGTTGTTGATGTAAGGTATCATTGCGTATGTGTTGAACAAACTGACTTCCGACCTATTCTGTTTGAGGATGTCATTAAAAAGATTGAAGAAGAAGGTGGGCAAGTTGGTTTCAAGAATGGTAATGGTTCACGTGTAGATTGATGTCGAGTAGTTCAGTTGGTAGAACGGCGGACTGTTAATCCGTATGTCGCAGGTTCGACCCCTGCCTCGACAGCCATATAAAATTAGTCCCGGCACGCTTACCATATCACTCCCTAGGTATGGTAGCGCACCAGCGCGAGGCGGGTGGGAGTCCCGTCACTCAAAATACGCGTAGCGGATGGCGAGCTACGGTACGGATGTCAGCCTGAGGACCGTCGTCCAACATTAGCAAGACACAAGCGCCCTTTCTTTAGGGAGAGAGGGCATTGTTGAGAGTCTGAGAGCAAAGTGCCTAACCAGCAGCCAGACTGTCGTGGTGTTACCGACCTCTACTGGGATCCTTGATGTGCTGTGGTGGCACGAGATCCGATGACCAAATCTGGCAAAGTAGAGGGGGCTGATGTTTAATCTTATTTGGTTAGACTATATGGTCCTTAAACAGGCGACAGTACTCTCAACAATGTATGCACTGTTCGTCTATCGGTTAGGACACGTCCCTTTCACGGATGGAAGAGGAGTTCGATTCTCCTACAGTGTACCAAGAAGTTTTGCGGGATTAGTTTAATGGTAAAACAGCAGATTTCCAATCTTCGGTCAAGAGTTCGATTCTCTTATCCCGCTCCACAGTATTTGATGTGATGCAGTTAATTTACTTTAGCAAAGGAAGACCTATGTTTCTATACGATGCACTTATATTTGTTGGTTTAATTCTAGCCATTTTGTTTTCATATATGGCATGGAAGCTTCGAGGTGTTAACTGGATTGAATATTTCAAAACAAGTGACGGAAAAGGTATCCTAAAAGGAATTATCCTTGCCCCACTAGTTATTGTTATCTTCGCTTTTATTCTATCGTTGATCCCATCTAAAGCACAGGCTCAGGGAACATGGTTCAATGATGCATCAGTGTTTATTGGAATTGACAGTACCAAAAAGATCTCGCCCCAATGTGATGCAAACACAATCGACGATCGTGGAACATCTAATCTTGGTGTTAAACTAAACATTTGGCAAAGCTCTTCTGAGAATGTTCGGATCAACTCAAAGTACACTCATCACTCTTGTGTGTTGGGCAGCGATGACAAAAGTTACGATGCAGTTGGTGTAGAGTTGGAGTGGAGAGTCTGGAAACGATAGTATGTCTCGGTGTAGTATAATGGCAGTACAGCAGCCTCCAAATCTGCTTGTGGGAGTTCGATTCTCTCCACCGAGGCCAATATTGGGGATGCGGCGAAGCTAGAGAGTCGCGGCGGACTGTAAATCCGTTCCTTTAGGTGAGTAGGTGCAAATCCTTCCATCCCCACCACGGTTCGTTAGCTCAGTTGGTTAGAGCGCATGCCTGTCACGCATGAGGCCACCGGTTCAAGTCCGGTACGGATCGCCAGTTTATCATATAACCAAAATTAAAATTGAAAAATAATCTTGGTTATGTGATAGTAGCAAGGTGTCAATAAGACACGTTCTTTAATTATAGGAGATTGACAATGAGTATGAAACAAAAAATCTTTGCAGCACTAGTTAAACAAGGTAAAGAGAAGACTGCAGCACAACTTGCAGCTCAGCTCGGCACATCACCAAAGGCTGTTGCAGCACGTGTAAGTGAAATTCGTGATGAGGGTTATGTAATTTACTCTAACCGCCAAGTTGACACCAAAGGTCGTGTCAAGTATTTTTATCGCCATAGCACACCCACACGTGCTATCATCCAAGCCGGCCGTGCCCTATTCAAGGCAGTCGGCGCAGTTGGTCAGCAGTAAGTAGTACGGGGGTGCAATGCCCCCTCTGCCCTGGTGGTGGAATTGGTAGACACGCTGGTCTTAGAAGCCAGTGCGCGAGCGTGAGAGTTCGAGTCTCTCCTGGGGCACCAAATTTACAATCATATGAATGATATCGATTATTGGGACAAAGTGGACTCAGAAGATTTATGGGTCACAGACAAGTTGCTGTTAGCTAAGCGGCTGGGCTACTATTGTGGGCCAGCTGGTCTTATTCCAACACAAGACAATGAGTATGTTGTGCGTCCCTGTGTTAACTACAGAATGATGAGCCGTGGTGCTCAACTTATGCAACTTGGTCCTTCATATGAGGATGCAGTACCAGATGGATTCTTTTGGTGTGAGAAGTTTGATGGACGTCATCTAAGTTTTGATTTTAACTACGGAATACAGACTCTAGCTGTTGAAGGGTTTCGAGATAATCCTAAGCGTCTTGATCGCTTTTCAAAATGGACAAAAGTTGGCGACATCTTTTTCGTCCCAAAAGAACTTCAACATATTGTTGAAAAGTATGAGTGGGTGAATCTTGAAGTGATTGGTGATAAAGTAATCGAAGTGCACTTTAGGTACAACGATGACTTTGCTTGTCATGGATCGTTCACAATCATCCCAGTTTGGAATGATGAGTTTATTGAAAGCAGATGTGGTGATAGGATTGGATTTTTACTAAAATGAAAGACATTATTATGGAAAAATTAATTAGCGAGTACTACAGCGATGATATGAAGTTAAAATCAGTTGTGTACATGGTAGATAAAGTTGCAGGTGTAAAGTACTACCGTGACAATCTACTAATTGATTCGCAGACCTATCCCCATAACTCAATACACTATGCTGAGGATGCTGCTGAGAACTATGTTATGGGAATACTCAAGCTATAAATAGTCTGACCCACAATATAGGAGACTGCCATGAAAAAGGCTATCGTAGGGTCATTATGTCTTTTGATTAGTTCTTTATCATGGGCTGAAGAAAACGTGAATATCCCCGCTCTATGCACTACAATTGGAGTGATGGATGAAGTATTAGATAAGTATGACGAACTGCCTCTTGTTAGGGGTAAGAGTGTAAGAGAAGGCTCTGCAGGAACAGTTGAAAATTCACTAGTTGTTTTTATGAATGCAAAAACTGGAACCTGGACTCTCATAGAACGAACTGGTGAGCGGTACTGTGTATTGGCCGTAGGCAATAGTATGCAGCCTGTACCAGCGTCAGTGATTGACACTATTGTAAACAATAGGCAAAAGAAAAGATCGTAAGAATTGTTGTAACTCCTTCGAGACGAAGGACTTCTGGACGGGGGTTCGATTCCCCCCGCCTCCACCAAAAGCATACTCTTTGAGGTCTTGGTCGTTACCCGCGTAGCAAAAACGGCGACAGAGTATGCTTTTGATGGGGGCGACCGGTTTCGACAGGAGTAGATAGTGGAGACGGCAACACGGTAGGCGATGACCGCAAATCAAGCAAAACTATAAACGCAAACGATGAGCGTTTCTTAATGGCTGCTTAAGCTGTTAATGGGGTCTGGCCAAACCTTATTACCCAATTGGCCACCAGCAGGATTAATTCAGTGGTAGAATGTCTCGTTGCCAACGAGAATGTCATCGGTTCAAATCCGATATCCTGCTCCAACCTGCGATGTTGACATTAAATAATACATGTGTTATTATGGTTAACATCAACAAAGGAGAACTAAATGCGTAAATTAATTGCATCACTTATTTTGGCCACATTAGTCACATCACCAGCCTATGCTTGGGGCGATCGCGAGCAAGGAGCTCTTACTGGTGTTGCAGGTCTTTACATTCTACAATCACTGGGGGTTGTGAATTCCCCTCGCCCTCCAGCTGTTAATGTACCCGCTCCAGTGTATCCTGGATACAGTCACGTCCCCCCTCCACAGTCTTACACTCACCGTCCAATGTACAGAATGGTTGATATCTTCATTCCTGAATGTAATTGCTATAGATCAGTCTTGGTACAGATCAACTAAGGTGCGTTGTAGTAACGCGAAAGCGCCTTAGGATCCTCCAAGGCGCTTTTTTATTATCCGACCGTAGCTCAGAGAATAGAGCAACCGGCTTCTACCCGGTTTGTCGGGGGTTTGAATCCCTCCGGTCGGGCCAGGTGGCGATGGCCGAGTGGTCAAAGGCAAGAGCCTGCAAAACTCTAAAGTCGTCGGTTCGAATCCGACTCGCCACTCCAAAGGATTATCTAACTCAATTTGAATTAACTAGTTTAATACGAGACAATAATGACAGCATTGGTTCTGGCACTCAACGAACATGGAACCCCACATCACTGGGCAACTTGGCAAGATGCTGTATTGTACAAAGCCAAGGGGCTCGTGGTTTGGGAGCTTGGAGAGTTTGATTGGATAAAGTATGGTGGCACAAGCAGGATGACAGGCCAGCAGTCATCAATCACATTCTCATCAATCATGGCTGTCCGTGGTAGTCATCATCCAAAACGAGAAATTCCAACCTTAACAAATCCAAATTTGTTTGGGCGGGATCTCCACATATGTGGATATTGTGGGGGAGAATTTAAATCCCATCAGCTAACAAACGATCATGTGATTCCTAAGTCACGAGGTGGACAGCATGTGTGGACTAATTGTGTGACATCATGTAAACGATGCAACAACAGAAAGAGTGACATGCTACTTGAAGAAGTACAAATGGAACTTCTATATGTGCCATACACCCCCTCAAGAGAAGAAGCATTGATATTGAAGAACAGACACATACTTGCTGATCAGATGGAGTTCTTAAAACCAATGTTGCCATCACATTCGAGACTACATCGAATGGTTGGATTACAGTGATACAAAAATATCATTAATAATTGATCCTTAATTCAAGGATCCTATTGCTAAGTATTAGAGTCAATTTTGGCTCTAAACTTTTTTAAAGGTGAATATATGAAAACAGTAGGCGATAAAGTAACTCAATTTACAGTAGTTGGCATCAACCCAGGTAGTGATCAATTCTTTGATATCACAGAAGAATCATTTGCTGGTAAGTGGAAGGTGATTGTATACTACCCAAAGGACTTCACGTTCGTGTGTCCTACCGAGATCGTTGCATACGATAAGTTGTTCCAAGACTTTGCAGACCGCGATGCAATTTTGTTGACTGGATCTACAGACAACGAATTCTGTAAGCTAGCGTGGCAAATGCACCACGAAGATCTGAAGAAAATTAAACACATCCAGTTTGCTGATACACAACGTGGTGAGTTTAGCTTGATTGAACAGCTTGGTGTGTTCTATGCTGCAGCGGGGGCAGCTCTCCGTGCAACGTTTATTGTTGATCCAGACAATGTGATTCAACACGTGACGGTCAACAATTTAAATGTAGGTCGTTCCCCTGATGAAACACTGCGTGTCCTCGATGCCCTGCAGACTGGCGAACTTTGTGCATGTAATCGTACGGTTGGAGGAGACACACTATGAGTTTCCGAGAAATGTTTGAATACCTAAAACAACAACACTGTCCAACATGCAAAGGAACTAACAAATGAGCTGGATCAATCAAATTAAAGAAGCGCTACCTGAATATGCAAAAGATACTAAACTTAACATTGATGCTGTTATTAATCGTAGCTCTCTTAGCAGTGATGTCGCTAACGGTTGTGCGCTTGCCGCGGCCATGGCAACTGGTAATGGAAAACTCGTTGCATTTATACAGTCAGCTGTGGAAAATACCTCAGAGCGAGATGCGGCGCTAATTGCATCTGCCATTATGGCTCAGAACAACGTGTGGTATCCATATGTCGAGATGACAGAAGATGATAACCTTAAGGGGTTGCCTGCACAGTTGAGAATGAATGCAATTGCAACACACGGTGGTACATCTAAGGTGAACTTTGAGGCGTACAGCTTGGCGGCATCTATTGTTGGTAAGTGTCATTTTTGTGTCAAAGCACATTACGACACATTAAAGAAAGAAGGCTACACAGTAGAACAGCTTCGGGATATTGGACGTATTGCAGCAGTTATGAATAGTGTTGCTAAAGTACTAAACAGTTAATGGCAGTACCGGGCCTGTAGCTCAGCGGTAAGAGCAGCGGACTCATAATCCGTTGGTCGAAGGTTCAAATCCTTCCGGGCCCACCACCATAAATATACAATCACCTACCAGGAGATTGAACTTGGCAAAGCAATCAGATATGGATTTAAAAGAGTTTACAGCAGATGATCGTGTTGATCTGATTCTACTTCAGAACAACACGTTTATGCTGTCTGGTGAAATTGACCAAGATAACGTTGACAATTGTATTAGATGGATCTTGTCTGAAAACTTTGACCGATCACAAAGAAAAACTCTTACGTTGTACATCAATTCAACTGGTGGTGATTTGTATTGTGCGTTTGCCTTGATCGATGTAATGAAGGGAAGCTTTCACTCCATCCGTACAATTGGAATTGGTGCTGTGATGAGTGCTGCATTCTTAATATTTGCAAGTGGACAAAAAGGTCAACGGTATGCAGCAAAGAACACGAGCTTCATGTCACACCAGTACTCGGAAACCTTCACCGGTAAGCATCACGACCTCAAAGCAACGATGAAAGAGGGAGAAAACTACAACAACAAGATGGTTGAAGTATTGAAAGAAGCCACAGGTCTGTCTACCACAAGAATCAAAACAAAATTACTACCAGCATCAGATGTTTACATGTCTGCTGCCGAAGCAATTGAGTTTGGTGTTGCTGATTTAATGTTATGACTGATGACGAAGTACTAAAGCAGTATGATGAAATGAAAAAGATGTTTGGTCCATTACCCAACCCCATCTCCGAACCAATCAGGTTTCGGTACTATGTAAAACTGTATAATTTCTATACAGAACCACACATACCATCTAAACCCGCATAAACTCGCGGCGTTGACATTAATAGGGCATTGAAGTAAGATGGCCTTATGAATGATAAAACACTAATTACACTGAAATGGTCTGGCACGGGATTCACCGTACTAGGTGCTCTTCTAACCTCTCTTGCAGTTGACCCCTGGAATGTGTATGCATTCAATTTGGGTGCAATTTTCTGGCTGATTGCTGCGGTTCGAATGAAAGAACCCGCACTAATAGTGGTGAATGCTGCCCTGTTGACAATATATGCGTTTGGTGCCATACTAAGGCTGTCTTAATTAAGGAGCTGATATGAATTGGAATCTTGAAGGTTTGTACGTGAAGGGCTTGTATATGGGTGAATTCCCCGTGCAAGGTTTGGTCACGCTTAGTCGTGTAAAGTATGGTGGCAGAGTGCAGCACACTGTGGAGCTGGATCATCTTGTGACGGTGGGTGAGTTCAAGCACGACCGTATTCTGCTAGATCACGAGCACGTGGACCGCGTAATGTCGCGGTGTTGACATTAATTGCCCAATTTGTGATAATGGAATCATGTTAATTATGAAAGGAAGCAAAATGACCTTCACCAAGTATGCAGTCTACCAGTTGCCGTTTGAAAATGAAAACTCACGTGAACTTTCATTCATGGAAGCTTCACAGATTGAAGCAATTTCTGATCAGTATGAGATTGTCGCTTACTTTGATGCTCAGTCGCTGGATCATGTCTTTATGATCTCCAATAGTGGAATGCAAGAATCGTTGATCGACCGTGTACAACCAATGCACAGCGTTTCTGTTGGCGATATCATCCATAACATGGACACAGATGAGACATTTGTTGTAGCAAACTATGGGTTTGATAAGATCAACATGAAGGAGTGTGCATAATGACTAAAATGGATAGAGTGTATGGATACATTGAGAAAGCCATGGCTGAGCTCAATACAATCCGTAATCCACAAGAGAGTGAATTGAACATCTATTTGATGCTAGAAGAAGTGCTTGGATATGTTGCCGTAGCGGCTGAAGAGGAGACTGTATAATGACTAACATTGAGCTTGCTAAATCAATTCGAAGCAACATGTTCGCCGACCGTCCCACAATTGATAAAGCGTACGAGTATGCTTACACGATTGCACGGGGAACAGATAACCCAGCAGCAGTGATGGCCGCAGTGCAAGTTGTAGTCAACACAATTGCTAATCATATTGAAGGAGCAAAGAATGGTTAAGACAGACTACAGCAAACGAGAAGCGTTTACACGCCACGGTGGTGCATACGATCGTGGAAGCGCTGACAAGTACTACGGTCGAGGATTTAACCCTCACTACTTTGTTGGTGCGACTTACAACTCGACCATGATTGAAGAAGTGGATATGAGCGAAGAAGAAGTTGAGGCCTACACGCAGGGCTATGAGGATGAAACTGATAGCAAGGATTGGGGCTAATGGAGTGCAGAACAAGTAGGTGCGGGAAAGGACCGCAGCTGACTGCGCTGTTGACTTTAATTGGGCATTATCAGATAATGGGTACATAGTGATAAAAAAGGAGTTGGTTATGTACGCAATTTTTGAAGTTTTAACCTTGATTGTAGCGTGTGCAGCAGTTGTGATGGTTATGAATCCTGGGAGTCTGAAATGAGCAAGATGTCAAACCTAATAATTGATATTTGTGAGTTTTCTGCACAAGGCTTAACGGCCAGCCAGATTGCGTTTCAGCTTGATGGCCTAGTTACGGTGGACCAAGTTGAGATGATAATTGAATGTTACGCTGATGGAGTACTAGCATGAGTAAGACAGCTCAACAAAAACTGAACGAGTACTTCGATGAGATGGATGCAATCCGTGCTCGCGTAGATAGATTAAGTACCACCTCATACGAAAAGCACAAGTCCTTTTCTTATGCTGCTGGGTTCTTAGGTGAGATGTTAGTAGATGCTGTATCGAACCTTCCAAAGGCAAAGCGGGATGAGTTCAAGCAAAAGCTGGCTAAACGAGCTGACGAGTTTGCCAAACAGATTTGAAGTCTTGTTGACTTTAATCCCTGGCCAAGGGATACTGGCCAAGTAGTAAAGTTGTTTACAATTAACCTTGATAGGAGTTTTACATTATGAGCAATACACAAGTGATTCAATCGATGTTCAAACACCTCACCCAGTCCTACTCGGCTGATGAGGCTCGTGAAATTCTCGTTCAGAAGTATCCGGACGCCACTGACCAGATTAATTCCCTGGAAGTGTCTGCTGATGCTGTTGAGACGGAATCCAAAAAACTGGCTACTGCTGTGAAGCAGAAGACTGCGAAGGCTGTGAAGCCTGCGAAAGCAAAGAAAGTAACGAAGATGGACCAAGCCCGTGAGTTGTACATCAAGGCAAAGGACAAGTCTCGTGGTGCAATGATCGAAGTGTTTGGTTCGGAGCTTGGTCTCTCCAAGGCCGCTGCTTCGACTTACTTCTACACAGTTAAGAAGTAAGAGAGGACCACGCAATGTGGTACTTATTGGGAGCCATAGCAATCGTTGTGGCTCTCAATTTCTTGTTTACTATTTGTATGCGACGGTGGGGTACATACACCCCACCGTACTTTGTTTTAAGGAAAGATAAGTATGAGGATGAAAGCCCTCCAAATCATTAAATGTAGCAACTCAATCATGTGGTACCGAGATCACATTGGCAAGTTCGTCCCTCTTCTGCGTGACTTTGGAGAAGAGTATTTGTCACGTGAACCTTCTGGGTTGACTAACATTGTCAAAAAAGGTGATGCGATCATTGTTGACATTGATCCGTCAGGAGTGTTATATTTGAATTCTCGGTTTGGAGACAACCATGAGTGATGGAGGCAAAGGATCAGCACCAAGACCTTTCAGTGTAGATCGTGATACTTTTGAATCTAACTGGGATGCTATTTTCAAAAAGCCTAAGTGGGATAACTATAGCGACCTCCCTAGTCCTGATGCATACAAGAATGATTACCAGGACATCCTTTCAACAGAAGACTGCATAATTGATGCCCTTAAGGACTCTAATGAATGATGCACTGTATAAAACTTTCGACTGGATAAAAGATGATTTTAAATCTCACCCTTTTCGCTTTTTCGTTGAGCTTCTCGCTTGGGCTATTAGCATCGGCTGCTCCATTACTATGGCAGCAACAGTCCCTACCCCGCCTCTTATGGTCTTGTATCCTATTTGGATTCTTGGCTGCGCTATGTACGCTTGGGCTGCTTATACTCGGAAATCTTTTGGCATGTTGGCTAACTACCTCCTGCTAACAACCATCGACACAGTTGGATTAGTAAGGATGCTGATGTGAACATATCAACACACACGATTGATATTGACCCCACACTCATTCAAAATATCTATGGTTTGAAGGATAGTGTGTTATCAAAAAAGAGAAGCAATCGTGGTGGGTGGCAAAGTCCATTCTACAAACTGGGGTCCCATGATTGGGCCACCCCAACAATTGATCAAGTGATGCAAGCTGCTAATCATTCATTAGCAATTACGTATTGGTTTAATGTTAACGGAACAAACCACTTTAATGATTGGCACGACCATGGTGACTTTGGTGAGCGCACGTCCGGATGTTTGTACATTCAAGTGCCAAGTGATTCAGGAGACATTGAATTTAAACATGGTAAGCACATTCGATCCATTCAGCCAACTTCAGGAATGTTAATTTTGTTTGCCGACAACATTAAACACAGAGTGTTGGTCAACAAAAGTAATGATGATAGGATCACCATGGCATTCAATTGCTGGAAGATGTAGTTATGGGATATCAATGGCGAAAGCGATCTAAAAGCAAAGGCAGCTGGTGGAATGGATCCTACAGTAAGAAGGGATTTGGCGTATCTGGATCAATCAAACTATCAGATAGCGTTACGTGGAACACTGGCGACCTTTCAAAAAACAACAAAACCCCATCGAGACTAACGATGAACATGGGCGGTGGCCACCGGTATGTAGTATATGGTAGCACAAAGAAGGATACAAAAACTTCTAAATCTACAACGGACCAATCAACAGGTCCTACATATTACAGCACTGTGCCTTGGGAGGATAGGGTAGTCCTTCATTGGATTTTACGGATACTTGCATGTGTGTTTATTGCAGGAGCTTTTGGAAGTGGAATTATTGGATACATAATTGGCATTTTGACTGTCGTTGGGTGGATGAACAGAGACAAATTTCCTGTATTGTTCGACCCAAAACCAGAGCCCCAAGTTGTACCAGATGAACCTGAAGACGATGATCTTTTGAGTGAAAACTTATCGGAAAGATATGTAAAAATCTTCCAGGATCTATCAGATGGGGACTTTAATATTCTGGTTAAAGCAATGAGGCTTGCATGTGATGACAAAGGAATAGAGCAAGAAGCTGTGGATAGATTCATTAAAAGGATAAAAGGATAACATGCCAACATACGATTTTATAAACAAAGAAACAAAAGAAGTGTTCACTAAACTGATGAAAATTTCTGATATGGAACAGTATCTTCAGGACAACCCTTTGGTTGAAATTTACCACGGTCAGATGGCTGCACTTATGGACCCAGTTCGACTTGGTGTGCGTAAACCTGACCAAGGTTTTCGTGAAGTTTTGCAAAGAGTCCACGAAAAGACCCCAGGCAGTCGACTAAATACTACTGCGGACATCTAACGGAGAAAACGATGGCGACAAAAAAGAGTAACTTTTTTAAGGTAACAAAACCAAAAAAGTACAAACCTAAAGTCTATAAGCAAAGTCTCTCTGATGGCACTGTCCGCAAAACCAATTCTAAAACAGGGAAGTCCCGCGTCTACAAAAAGAAGTAAGGAGAACTGATGGCCCGACGAGCTCAAAAGCAAGCTGAACCTATCAACGACCATCCAGAGGAAAAAATAAAACCAGGTAACCATCTTAAACTTCGTATTGATGATTTAAAAACATTTGATCCATTAACAGCCAACCAAAAGAAATTCTTTGATGCATACAAACAAGGGGATTACTTTATTGCACTCCACGGAGTGGCAGGAACAGGTAAAACTTTTTGTGCACTCTACAAAGCCATCGAGGAGGTCCTTGATAAGTCCAATCCATTCAACAAAATCATTGTCGTTCGCTCTGCTGTGCAGGGACGAGAGATTGGTCACCTGCCAGGTGATGTTAATGAAAAAATGGAAATCTATCAACAGCCTTATAGGCAAATCTGTGACACATTGTTTGGTAGACGAGATGCTTGGGATCGATTAGAGGAGCAACACCACATTGAGTTTATTAGCACCTCTTTTATCCGTGGACAATCATTTGATGATGCTATTATTATTGTAGATGAATGCCAGAATATGAATTGGAGTGAAATTTCAACTGTTATGACTCGCGTTGGGTATCGATCAAAAATTATTTGGTGTGGTGACTATCGTCAGACAGACTTAAATAGGAGTAAGGGAGACATTAGTGGAGTCAAACAATTTTTAGAGATTGCCAAAACAATGAACTCTTTCACCCACATTGAGTTTGTAGTAGATGATATTGTGAGGAGTTCCTTAGTTAAGGAGTGGATTATTGCTTGTAATGAGGTTGGAGTTGATTTATGAAACCAACATATCTTTACATTAAAATTCACGGTATTACTGGTATGAGGTACTTTGGGAAAACTACCAGACACAATCCACAAACATACAAAGGATCTGGTAAGTATTGGTTAGCTCATATCAATAAACACGGTAAAGAGCACGTGCAAACATTATGGATTAGTGATCCATTTACTGATGCTCAACTACTATTAGAGTTTGCATCTTTCTTTTCTGAAGAGTTAAATATTGTGAACTCATTAGAGTGGGCAAATTTGCGAGCCGAAAATGGATATGACGGAGCTCCAGTTGGTGTTGTTCACCCAGAAACTGTTACCTCAAGATTTAAAAACCCCGAAACAAATCCATCTGGAGTTGGAGAAAAAAATCCATTTTTTGGAAAACAACATACCGACGAACAAAAAGAAAAATGGAGTAAAATGAGGCTTGGTGAGTTAAATCCCAACTATCAAGCAAAATCATTTACAGAAAAAACTCAAAATTTGTTACGGAGACCCAAATCCAACAAACAAAATTATAAAGGTACTCCTGGTAAAATAACGTGCATCGATAGATGTGGAAACACTAAACATATAACCACCAAAGAGTATCATGATCAAAAGATTAACAGTTCAGATCCAGCTGATTGGGAATATGTAAATACTAGAAGTAAAGAAGCCCAAAAGCGCAAAGAAGTTAAATGAAATGTGCTGTCCTTTGTAATGGTCCATCAAGAATAGCATACACCCCCAACAAGGAGTATGAGTTTGTGTTGGGGTGTAATGTACCATGGACAAAAGTTGATGCAACAGTAGTTTTAGACAAACAGCTCATTGAAGTATGGAATAAAAATAGACCTTTAATTAATGTTCCTGTATACTTTAGCACACAAGCTTGGGCATCAGCTAGTCAATTAGATAAAGATTTTTTTGAGCAGTACTTTGCTGGCACACTAATAACTGATCCTCAATATCATTCAAGTGGCCACAATGCAGTAGAGGTTGTAATTAAGAAAGGATTTACTCACATAGACATTTACGGGTGTGATGCTTACTTTGATACAACTAAATTTGATAGTTACACACGGTCGGTGATCAGCATGAGCTCTCCAAATTACGAGCTCAGGAATGCTCAACGAATGGTTGGGTGGAAGATACGATGGAAGCAAATGATTGAAAACCATCCAACAGTGAAACTAAACTTTATAAGGAAATGATTATGTCATTCAAACTATCCAAACGATCACTAGATCGATTGCAAGGAGTTAACCCTCAGCTAGTTGAGGTAGTGCACATTGCAATTCAAGTAACATCTGTAGACTTTGCTGTAACAGAAGGTCTTCGTTCAGTCCAGCGACAACGTGAGCTTGTTGCCAAGGGTGCAAGTCAAACAATGAAGTCTAAACACATCGACGGCCTTGCTGTTGACCTCGCTGCTTTTGTTGGCGATAGGATTTCGTGGGAACTTGCCCTGTATGATGACATTGCAGATGCCGTTAAGATTGGTGCACAAGAGGTTGGCGTACCAGTTCGGTGGGGAGCTGCTTGGCACATTGAGGACATCCGCGACTGGGATGGTACAATGCAAGACGCAATGAACGACTACGTTGATCTTCGCAGATCGGAAGGAAAGCGTCCTTTCATTGACGGCCCACACTTTGAGTTAATGTGAAGACTTTTATTAATCATGACATTCCTAAACTTGTTCGAGTAGATTCTGATGCTGGACGAGTTTATGAAACTCCAACTGGAGAGAAGTACCCATCCGTCACATCGGTAGTATCATTGCATTCACGTGACGGTATTAAACAATGGAGAAAGAGGGTTGGCGAAGATGAAGCAAACAGAGTTAGCACGAAGGCATCGAAGAGAGGGACGGATATGCACTCGCTCTGTGAAGACTATATCAAAACCGGTAAAGCAGAGCCTTCCATGTTTGACGCGGAAATGTTCTCAAGTATTCGCCCGCACCTCGACAAGATTGACAATATCCATTGTTTAGAAACACAGCTGTACTCACACCACTTAAAGGTAGCAGGTACGGTTGATTGTATTGGGGAGTATGAAGGTAGGCTATGTGTCATTGATTTTAAAACAGCATCAAAGCCAAAACAACGAGATTGGATCCACGGATATTTTATGCAAACATCAGCCTATGCTGTTATGTTTGAAGAGCTTACCGGAATTCCTGTTGGGAGATTACTGATCGTAATGGGGGTTGACGATCATGAACCTCTAATTTTTGAAGAGAAGCGGAATGATTGGATTAAGCAGTTTATTGAGGTGAGGAATCAGTACACCAATGAAAAGGGTGTGTGATTACTCACCATCTCTCATATCACGCTTCGATGAGTATTGATCAAAACTGTTATCAGAATTAAACCGCCTATATGATGATCCACCTCTTGAATTCATCCAAGCGGTAACTCCCATATAAGCACCAACAACACCAGCCTGAGCTATGTAGAATAGCCCAAGCAAATCAGCTAAAGCAGATACTCGCCCATCAGTAACCAGAGGTGAAAACAACGCAACTGTAAACAAAATCATCGAAATCATAGCAGCCCAAGCCATTCGTTTCTGGGTGAATGCTCGTTTTTCATCAATTTCAAGCTCTATGATTCGTTTTACACGTTGAATTTCATCCTCACTCACTTGACCATCCTGATTTGCATCGTACCGCTTCTTGTTTATTTTTGTGTCCATTTAATTATTTATAAGTTGACATTAATCAAACTCCCGTAGTAGAATGTATAAATAGTAACCCTTTAACTCTATGTGCCTTTGCACATTTACTGATATGATAGCAAACTTACCTAAACTTCGAGTAGAGTCTATGCAAAACGCAATTGCGGTTGCTGCTGTGATATTGGCATTAGTTGTGGCTGGAAGAGCAGCATACTATTTTAAAGATCCTCAGCCGTTAGTCATTTCATATGATGACTTGTCGTCAGAAGCAAAGCGTCAGGTGGAGTGTTTAACGGATAACATATATTTCGAAGCGCGCAATGAGCCAGTGAAAGGTCAGAAAGCTGTAGCCATCGTTACAATGAATCGAGTTAATGCTCCTGAATTTCCATCGACGGCTTGCGGTGTCGTTAAACAACAAGATCGGAGTATTTGTCAGTTTACTTGGTGGTGTGATCCTAACTTGCGGAACAAGTCAGTGACCAAAAACTTTAGTGGACGGGAATTGGAGGTTTATCATAAAATAAGACAAGTAGCACTCAACGTGTATGTGAACCATCAAAGAGTTAAGGATGTAACATACGGAGCGTTATTTTATCATGCGACGTATGTCGATCGAAGGCTTTTAGGCGTTAAAAATATTGAAGTTACAACAATAATAGGTCAACACATTTTTTATAGGATGATTGCATGAACACACTACCATTCCCTCTAGCAGCTCTACTGAACAAAAAGAGTGATGACTACATCAACTCATCAGAAAGAACTTCTCAACATCACGACGTTTTTCTGGATACACAAATTGAAGAGCCTGCTCAGTATAGGGAATTAATTTCTCTATTGTTTAATGCTGGTGAAGATGATAGCATTCACATCTTTATCAACTCACCTGGTGGCCATCTTGATACTGCAGTTGCAATCATCGAAGGGTTAAAGTCAACGAATGCTTATGTTACAGCAATCTTAGTTGGTGCCTGTCACAGTGCTGCATCTATCATTTCAATGTACTGTCATGAAGTTATCGTGATGGATAATGCATACTCGATGGTACACACAGCATCATTTGGATCACAAGGTAACACAGGCAATGTTAAGTCACACACAGAGTTTACAGTTAGACAAGTGGAAAAGTTGTTGAATGATACTTACGAGGGATTCTTAACAAAAGAAGAACTTGCTAAGGTTAAGACGGGTGTTGAACTCTGGTTTGATTCAGTCGAGTTGTCACGGCGTATTAAACTTCGAGCAAAGGTAGTTGAGCAACGATTGAAGCGGATGCAGAAACAACTTAAACATGATGTTAAACAAATGTTAGGAGGTCAATCAAATGAGTCTGTTTGATAATAACTTTGATACAGGAGCTATCACTGCTGCAGCTTGCGTTATAGTGGTAGCATCAGTAATTGGATACTTTTGGGCGTCCACTCATCAAACCGACAGGATGTCTAAAGACATTCAGCTGGCACTTGAGAAAGGCATTGACCCAATGGTTATCCGATGTGCGTATGCTAATGAAGATGATAGAGTATGCCTTGTTCATGCCGCCGCAAACTCTAAACACAATAACCCAAGCAGCGTTACATTGAAGAAGTAATATTATGTCACACATTGAAATTGCAAATGGTGAAGTTATTATTGGTCTACCAAATTGTCGAAAGGTGGCAAGCCTGTCACCCATCCCAGATGGATTTTGGGTAGGCATTGGATATCCAAACGAACAAGGCATACTTGTTAGTAATGATGAGTGGGCAGCCTTTGTTGAGCTAGTTCAATCAGTTGACCGTTACATTAAGGAGAACCACAATGCCTAAGTACATCGTTGAAACGGTTCAGGTAATCAAGCGCAAGTACTACTGCGAGGCAGATGATCCTCTATGGATTAATGATAGTATCATAATGGGGGATCTTGATGAATTCTCCTCACAATCCCTTTCCGAAGACATCACTAACACTACACAGGTGAGTGAGTTTCCTCGTGTTGGAATGTTTGAAGATATTAACGCAGCCACATACAAATATAATTATGACACCCAAAGTTGGGACCAGGTGGTCCGATGGGATTTAAAATGAGAAAGTTTGTTGTTGGAGATGTGGAGTATGAGTGCCCAGATATTGGTGTAGTTGAGGGCAGCGTAGATCCTATATTTGAGATCCTTGAGGGTGACCAAAAAGGGGTCAAATTTACCTTCACCAACATGCACATGGACGAAAAGGACGGATCTCTCATGTGGTATGATCTGAGCACCCAATCAAAAGATGTTGACAAAATTAAGCCGATCGTGGATAATTTCATTTTACAGATTATGTACGATCAAATTGAGAGGATTGAAAATGAAGGTGGCAGTAGCGAGTGATGTTCACTTAGAGTTTGGAGACTGGTATCCCAGTAATCCTGACCAAGCTGAAGTTCTTATTCTTGCAGGCGACATTATGGTGGCCTCTGATCTCTATGGTACTTACAAGACAGATCGATTCTTAAACTTTCTTACAAACTGCAAGAAAGAATATCAGCACGTCATTTACATTATGGGCAACCACGAGCACTATCATGGCGACTTTGCTGAGTCTACCAAATTGCTCCGTGATGCTTCCAATGATCGAGGGGTGACTTTTCTTGACAAAGAAACTACAACGATTGGCGATGTGACTTTTATCGGTGGGACACTCTGGACCGATATGAATGGTGAAGACCCAATTACTATGCATGCTATTAAAGATATGATGAACGACTATAATGGTGTGCGTAATAGCAATCGTATAGTGTACAAGAATGTTCCTATCTATGAATACGAGGCTGATGGCAAGTTAAAACTTGATGAGTACGGCCGTACAATTCAGGTTGGGGTAAAGAACAAAGAGTCGTGGGCTAAATTCTCACCACAGGATAGTGTTGAGGATCACAAGAAGTTTCTCCAATACATTGAGCAAGTTGTTGCCGAAAAGCATGGCCAGAAGTTTGTTGTGGTGGGACACCATGCCCCTAGTAGGCAATCAACTCATCCAAAGTACCAAAACGATCTGATGGTCAATGGTGCGTATAGCTCATCACTTGACTTCTTCATTGAGGATCGTCCTCAAATCAAACTCTGGATCCATGGCCATACCCACTACCCATTTGACTATATGATTGGGCAGACTCGGGTACTATGCAACCCTCGAGGTTATGTTGGTCATGAGCGGAGATCTGATGCAGACGAGCCGTATTTACCAAAAACCGTTGAACTTTAATTATGAGGAGATGTAAATGAAAGCAATGCAACAGGTAGAACTTCCTGGTTATCTTGTTGGTAAAAGACTTGAGCGGATCGTTGGTATTAATGTACTGACTCGCGAATACAATCGATATCGTAGGTCAGTCAACCTTGATCCTGTCAAACCTCAAACAGTCAAGCGGTACAATGATGGTTATCCTGGTGGCACTCCATCTGAATACCGCAACTTCTTAATGCATCACATCGTAATATCGTAACGCAGCTAGCTGCCAACCTTAGCCGCAGCTAGCTGCGGCGTTGACATTAATTGCCCATTATTAGATACTGGGTCCATCAGTTAACAAAGGAGTTCTATATTATGAGTGAGACACGAAACAAGATGTTGATGATCGAGAACAAGATCAAAGAGGTAGCTGGTATTGAAGGCAGCAAGTTAAATGGTGTCCATGTGTACTTTGATGTGAAAGAAATGCAACAGCGAGTTGGTTCTTCTGTTTGGAGGGTTCAGCCGTCTGGTCGATTTCAGATCAATGTTAACATTCCCACTGAGAATCGGCCTCGGATCTTCCGTACCAAAAAAGTTGACGGTTCGTTCGACGTCCTTGCTGTGGTTGATGCAATCAAGCTTCAGGCAACTATCCGGAAGCGTCAGTTAGACGCTGAAACTGCTCGTCGATCAAACGAAGGTGCAGCTGATACTATCCGCGAGAAGTACAAGCTCACGAAAACCTTTGTATCGAGTTATGCTTATAAGCCCAGTTCGTTTTGTGTTCCTGCTTCGATTGAGGGGTTTGTGAATGTTCAGATCAATTTTGGAACCGTCGATCCAGCAACTGCTGAGAAGATCATGGCGTTTGCTCAATCACTGGAGGCTTAATTATGAACTGCGATGTGACTCTTACTGCTAGTGAATTCAAAGTCCTTCACAACGCTCTTTGTGACCTTGAATTTGCACGTGCCCGGAATACACCAGAACTTGACTCATACATTGAGCAAATTAGGTCAGCCCTCGAACCTGCTTATAAGCAGGAGAGTGTTGCGTTCGAGCGTAAATGGAAACACTACGATGCTGTTCGCGATGAGATTGGCGCGCAAGCAGTATGGAGTATCTATGAAGTTGAGGACCTTAATAGATATCATCCGTACGCATCAGATGTGTTTATCCAAGTTGGTGATAAGCACTGGCCAGTTGAAGGTTTGAGGTGGAAGGACATGTACATTGCTGCAGACAAAGCAATTCGCAGTACTGGTGATACTGACCACATCTTCATCGAGAGGTTTGTTCCAATTGAATCTAAAGGGTCTCAGGTTCTAAGATTATACACGGGATCCTAGCCTGTTGACATTAATTGCCCATTATGTGATAATGAACATACTGTGAACTTAGGAGCCAACATGACTTTCAGCACTCAAACATCATCCAAACCTCGATTAAAGAATGACACTCTTGGTGACGATACTTTGACTCAGTTGTACAAAGCATACGAGACTATGAGCTTTGATGACTTCCGGAAATTTGCGGAAGGTGTTGTTATGGCAGGTGGTGGCAAACAACCCCGTAAGCAGGAGATCGTCAACTCGATGTACTCCCCTCTTACAACAAAAAGCAAAGTACTCAAAAAAGCTCAAGATTTTATTCTTGCGGGCATGGGACTAGGCATCTAAAATGATATATACAAATCAACGATCGAAGCTAACTAAAAAGCAAAAAGCAAGGCAGTCTGCCTTGCTCAAAGAGCAACGAGCCATCCGTGAAGAACTACGGAAGATTCAAAGTGACATTACAATGAAAGTTGTTAGTCGTAACCAATTACCAGCTGATCGCAACACAGATCACATTCCTAGCCGTGACAGTGGTATTGGGTTTGCAGCAGCTCGCAGTGCACCTACCTACACCGGTGACAAGATGATCGGGATTGGTCAGATGCACAAGTCTAACGCGGTACCGGTCTTTCGCGAAGAAGATGCTAAAGACCTGGCCACAATGAGGAGATGATTATGTTCGAAAGAATCAATGCAAGAGTAGTTGAGGTGTTGATGTTTATTGCGTTGTGTGGTAAAGTGTTGTTTGGTTGATTCGTTTTTAATTAAGGTAAAAACTAATGAGAAGTAATTACTGGTCGTGCTCCAAATTTGCTGATTGGCTTAGAGGTACTGATAAGCCGTACGCAGCAGATGTAATGGGGTGGCGTAATTGGAAGTTGGAAGCAAAGTCTAAGCATCCAATTCGCTACTGGCTAGCTGACGAAGCTCTCGATGAGATTCAGAATTTCGTCAACTGGCCGGCCGACCAGTTATATGCTTTGAAGTACTGGTTCAATAACAGGTTCATTACAAAGACTCACGCTCTTACGAGCAACCTTGAAAGAGGTAAGTGGCACGAGTTTGATCAACGACTGCTTCACAGTATGTTTGATGAGCTTGTTAACTTTGTTGAAATTGAGCAAGCGTGGTGGAACATTGCATGGGACGATGAAGCCCGTGACCGATATCAGTCACCATTTTATGCTCGTGGTTGGTTTCGTTGGAGAACGTGGAGGTGTCCAGAGGCAGGTATTAATGCACTGCAGTGGGCGTCTAAACTGACTGATGAAGAGTTTCGTGAAGACAAAGAGAATGCTGAACCAACACCACAAGCAATTGCAGCAAAGGAAACCCTTGAGTTGTATCATTGGTGGAAGAATGTTCGCCCCAATCGACCTGACTCACACGATGCGTCTGGTTGGACTGCTTATTGTAAGAGACGGACAAGCAAGGGGTACGATATTATGGAATCAGACTTGATTGAAGAAGAAGCAAATGAGCGCCGTACGGCTCTTGACCTTTGTGTCAAAATTGAAGAAGATTATCATAAAGAAGATGAAGAAATGATGATCCGGTTAATTAGAATTAGAAAGTCCCTTTGGACATAGGAGAGTGTGATGAGTAGAATTATGTTTATTAAAATGGATGATGATGGCGAGGCCATTGAAATTAAGGTTGATGGCGACAAGACTTGGGATCAACTTACAGAAGATTTCATCCGATTCTTAAAGGGATGTGGATATCAAATCACACATGACGACATTGCTGATTACCTACAAGAACAATCTGATGTTGGGTCTGAAATTGAGGATAATTGGCTTGATGAATGGGCGGGTGATATATCAGACGGGCTTGGTCAGTTGTCAATTTATGATATTGGTAAAGTTGTAGTTAAGAAAGGCCACATGTAATGATCACACGTGAACATATTAGCATGGCCTCACATGAAGAGCTAATGAAGATCCAGAACCACTTAGTGGTTGAAAAAATGAAATTAGATAAATTCTTCTCTATCTTTTTGGATAGCACAGAGCTATCTGAAGAAGACACCTCCACACCAGAGTGGATCACATACAAGGAAATGTTAAAAGATTATGGAAGAGTTGAATACCTCATCAACGCAACAAAGTACCGTCTTGGTTAATATGGCTGATCTTCCAGTATTCAGAACATCCAATGAGTTTTCGATGCATATTGAAAAGATGGCAACTGAGTTGAGACTATCTCACTTAGACGCTATCCTAAAGTATTGTCACGACCATATGATGGACCCTGATGAGATTGCATCTAAAGTGAACAAATCATTGAAAGAAAAGCTTGAAGCTGACTTTCGTGATCTCAACTATCTACCAAAGCAAGCCAAGCTAGACGTATGAACGGATTCAAAGCATTTAAATTGTACACAGCTCTTAAGCTGCACTTTACAAATCCTAAGTTTGATGTGTTCACTAACAAGGGACACCTCAAGGGATCGTACAGTTCATTCTTGGAAAGAAACGATTATGCTTTGTTTGAACGACTGGCTACGGTAGCTAAAACAGAGCAGGAGTTGATTCGATTCATTGCTGCAAACTTCATGTACGATCACTTTGACTTGGTGTACAACTTAGAGCTTGGGGAAGATAACTACAAGCTGTTTATTGCACGACGACAATCAATCACTCGAGTGTTTCAGAATGATTTGGACATTGCCTTAAACAACCATTGTAGGTACACTAAGGATAACTTGGTGAACGAGTCCATCCCAGATATTGTAAATCTTTACTTGCAAAAAAAGATAACATTGGAGACAATGGTTATATTGGATCATCTAGATTCTATAGTGGAGAAGCAGAAGTCCAAACAACAACTGCAGCTCATGTTTGGTGACCAACTATTGAAGATTGAGAAGTCACGAGGATTCGTAAGATATGATGCCGCTAGGATTTCACCAGTGTATATGAACTTCGTGGAAGAATCTGAGGGTGCAACAGCGTGAATGGAGAAAGTTGATGAAAATTGCTGAGCTGTTAGAAGATTATAGACGTAATGCGTGTGATATGCATTACGATGGATTTACACAGTTTGCCTACAAACAAAAGCTGTACCAGGTACTGTGGCAATGTAGTAAAGAGCTGTCATTGTGTCCTCACTTTGTTGGAGAGGATGAGTGGGTCAATCAACAGATCAAAGAGTCACATGGGCAAGACATACAGGCATCAAGCTAACACAAAGTTCGACGACGAGCGTGGTTCTCGTCGAGGCAAGCATCATAATCATTCGAACGGTAAAAAGTCGAATGGTATGAGAGTCATCAACGACGTCTTTGACGAAACTGATGATTATTTTGACGACGAAGTTAGTATGCAGGATACTATCGTTATAAATAAAACTAGCGAGCAAGACCCTACATAATGAATACGTCGCAATACATCGTTAATACTACGTTTATAAGGAAATGAACATGGATATCAAATCTCTGCGCTCAATGCGCAACACAGACTTCTCAAAGCTCAACGCTGAAATTGAGAAGATGGCAAATCCCGAAGGTGGAGCAAAGTCATACGCTGACGATCGTTTCTGGAAACCAGAGCGTGACAAAGCAGGCAACGCATCTGCTACCATTCGGTTCCTCCCCCGCACAGAGGGAGACGAGCTTCCCTGGATTAAATTGTTTTCTCATGGATTCAAGGGCCCTACAGGTCGTTGGTACATTGAGAATTCACTCACTACAATCAGTCAGCCAGACCCTGTTGGTGAGTTGAACATGAAGTTGTGGAATTCAACTTCTGACGATAACAGCCCATCCCGTAAGCAGGCTCGTGCACAAAAGCGTAAGTTGAACTACATCTCAAACATTCTCGTGATCAATGATCCAAAGCATCCTGAGAACAATGGCAAGGTGTTCTTGTTCAAATACGGCAAGAAGATTTTCGACAAGATCATGGACAAGGCAAAGCCCACCTTCGAAGATCAAGACCCAGTGAACGTGTTTGACTATTGGGAAGGTGCCAACTTCAAACTTCGTATGAAGAACGTCGATGGTTATCCTAACTACGATGCTTCTGAGTTTGATTCACCAGCTGCGATTGCTGATAGTGATGAGGACATCCTTGAGATCGCAAACAAGCAATTCAAGCTTGCTGAGTTTGTTGATCCAAAGAACTTCAAGTCATACGATGAGCTCAAGCGTAAGTTGGATGAGGTCCTATCGGGTTCAGCTGTCACCACAAGTGCAGCTGACGATGCTGAGGATGAGCGGCCAGTTGCTGTTGCAAAACCAGCTCCATCAAAAGCAGCACCTCAACCAAAAGCCAAGAAGGTTGACTTGGATGAAGATGATGATATGTTGTCTTATTTTGAATCGATAGCTTCAGGCGACTGATTGTGCTTGTGGTACTTGTGTAAATTGCCAATGTCAACTTCTTTATGACATACTACACAAGAGCATTTGGGACGGGGTACACCTTTGTATTTTGATAGTTGTACCCCAACCTTACCTTTGTTCCATGGGATACTACCCTTCATTCTTTCTGAGTGAGCTTGTTTAACTTCTTCTTTTTGTGGGGCCTTCTTTCTACCTTTCATTAAATGACAGTATTCTCCACTAGACACCATCTCAAGGCCTTTCTCCCTAGAAACCCTAAAATACTGGCCATCTACAATCCGACGCACCGTAAGCATTTGTTTGGCAGTTGCACTTTTCTTTTGTCTAGTAGAATCTTTTTCTTTACATCCCTTTGGCTTGTGACCAACACCAGCCTGGCCGTGAGATTGATTTAACCAAAACTCAGACTTTGAAGCCTTCATTCGCCTGATTACTTTTATCTCCCAATTAACACATTCTTGAACAACAAAAAAAGTTCGCCTAACTTCAATGATGTCTGGGTCGCCGTGTTTTTGTCGGAACAACTTAACAAGATTTGAACTTGTAAAATATTTTGTCCACAAATCTGATGGGTGAGATTTCTGAGATGTTCTTCTGCCGTAATACCAGAAGTTTAGTTTAGACCACCCAATAAGATAGGTGTAGTATGTTGGATAAGTATTCATGCTGATGTCTCCTTTGTCAGACGTTAGAGTTGGTGGAAGTGCCCACTTCGCGACCAACACTACTATTTATAAAAAACTACTATGATACTAATCGCATCTAGCTGTAACAAAGAGCTCGCACTTACCTGCGGGCTCTTTTCGCATCTGGTTGCGGGGTTGACATTAATTGCCCAAATGTGGATACTGGACTCATCAGTTCAAACAAAGGAGCATCAAATGGACATCAAAACCGCTATCGAAATCCTTGATCAGGAGCGCAACAAGTACGGCATGTCAATGCTGGATCTCTGCATCGTTCTACAGCACGAAGCTGAGCAGGGAGAGTTGGACAATAGAACGGCCGCAGCCTTCCGCGTGTTCATGCACGACATGCGCCGCATGTTTGCGCCGGCCTGATGCCGCAGCCCCATGCGGGGTTGACATTAAATGGCCATTATGCGATAATGGATACATCAAGTGAAGAAAAGGAACTTAATTATGACATTCGATCAAGAACTAGCATCAAAAGGTAAAGTACGTGGTACCAAAGTTGAGTTTGTACAACGACCAGATGGTTCGTTTGCTACAGTTAGCCGTCAAGTGATTGTGAAATTACCTAAAGACGCTGGTCCAGCTTGGAAGCCTGTTAAGATGGCAAAGCCTAAGATCAAGCGTCAGCGTGCTCCTAAGGGTCAGCCTACCAAGCAGCAGCGAGCAGTTGAGCTCTTGAAGTCTAATTCCAATCTACCTCGTGACAAGATGATCGAGCTGTTTATGAATGAGCTCAATATGTCAAAAGCTGGTGCTACGACTTACATGTATAATGCAATCAAGTTGGTTTAAGGAGTTAATGATGAACGAACGAATCCGTGAACTAGCTCAACAGGCTGCAGGTAAAGGTTTCCAAACTTTTGCGACCAGTGACCTTGATTCGCAAGAAAAGATTGAAAAATTCGCCGAGTTGATTATCCGTGAGTGTGCCAACCTTCCTTTCAAGAGCACCATGGAAGTGACCACGATCGGTGAGATCGCTGTGAGCAATATGATCCTAAAACATTTCGGAGTTGAAGAATGAAGATGCGAGTTTACATGAGCCGCAGGCTCAACCCTATGTTTGAGATGACTCCCATCGTAGTAGAGACCAATTTGGCCTGGGCGGTGCCTTACTGGACTGAGCGTAAAAAATCCAATCCTCGAATATTCTGGGAGATAGCATGAACGAACGAATGATTGAACTTTATCGAGAGGCTTCAGAGTTTGCCTACAAAATCTGTAAGGATGAAGGACGAGCAGGCGGACTGACGGATCATATATGGAATACATTATCTACTGGAAAGTTCGCCGAGTTGATTGTTAGGGAATGTGCTGATTTGTTTGAAGTTGAATGGGGTGATGAAAAACTCACCGGCAACGATGTTGGTTATGTTGTAAAGAAACATTTCGGAGTTGAAGAATGAATGAACGAATTAAACTACTTGCTGAACAGGCTGGATTTGAAAATGGACATCAGGACCGCAACGGCAATTCACTATCAGGCGAATTGGAAAATTTTGCCGAGTTGATTGTGCGTAAGTGTATAGATATTTGTAAAGATGTAAATCGAAATCCGTACCTGGAAGATGAATATCAAGCCAGACAAATTATTAAAAACATCGAAAAACATTTCGGAGTGAAAGAATGAACCAAGCGTTACGAGAGCAGATCCGAGCCATGGCCCAGCAGGCGGGCATGGAGACCTACGAGGGATTCGCGGGCAGTCCCGACATCCTGCAGTTCCATGCGGACCAATTCGAACGGTTCTCGCATGCCATCCAACAGCGGATCGAAGCGGAGGCGGTAGCAGCCTACGATCGCGGACACGAAGAAGGCTACGATGCTGGACACTATGCCGCACACTGCGAGTACAATACATTAGGGAGGAACCAAGAATGAAAGCCGTGTATTTTGAATCCGATTGGCCAGAGTCCCCGGGTGAAGAAATATTGGTGACTCGTGTCAGAGAAGATGAATCGGACACCGATGCCATACTGAGAGCCATGGAACTG